GCACGAGGTAATGTTACTACAATTGCTGCAGATGTAGCGTTTGCACTAACAATTAGTTGTCCAGTATCTGCATTTGCACTTGCTGAAATAGCAATTGGCGTAAAGTTTGCAGGTGCATATGGAGGAGCGAATGCTCCACGGGCTTGCACATTTTGAGTTAAAACAACTTTACTTTTTCCGGGACCAACAACTCCTGACACAGATGTAAATTGATCTGGTGTAGCTAAACCTCCGGATAATGCCATTACGCTCTCCTAACTGCGCTTTCTGTGCTATTAACTGATATTGCGTGTATCTCAATGCGCGATGTTGCGTTTGTTCCGTAAACTTCTAACTCAAGCCATGTACCACGCAGATCATTTGGGACTTGCCTGAAACCAACTGCTTTGTCTTGGTTTGCAAGCGTATTGTAAAGACCAGTGGCTGTAACGTTTTTGTTGTTAGTTATCTTCCAGTTAAACTGTATGGCACTAGGTGTGTAGTAATGTACATTTATCTGGTGAGGACGATTATTACCATAGTACGCAACACCTTCTGCGTACGTCTGACCATATCTTCGAGTTGTTATTTTCCAGTCAATACCTTGTGTTGTACCAGAATATGTTGGCCTGTCACTAAACCCTTCAAGTCTGTAGATCTGCCCATTAGACGCACCTACATACATATCTGCCACATCATTTGTTGACGTACAAGAAACAGCACTTGTCACATTTACTTGCACTGAACTAAAGATTGGTAGTTTCCACTTAACCCAACCAGTTGTCCTAGTGTCATAAACATATATGACAGTATTGCTATTTGCGGTACTTGCCCCAGCTATTGGTGCAAACGCATATAAACGACGTTCATGCGAAATCATTACTATGTCGCTATATGCAGCAGCTCCAATGTAATAAGCAGATCCTGTTGGGCCATAGTCCATTGATCGTGGATTAAGCACTCCTTCAAGTGGCACACTGATAGGCTCGATCTTTGTGCCATTCATTGTACTAATACCAAAACTAGACACGAATAACGCTTGGCCAACTAAACTAGCAATTCCTTTACTGGCGAGTAAACCAGCTCCCGGCTCTCGTACAAATTGCTGTGCTTGAAAAGACGTAGGGTCAAATCCGACAATTGGAACAATACTGTTTTCTCTATATACAATAAGGATTGCAGACGTATCACCACCAGCTGCTACTATGCCGTCAGCAGCATACGACAGTAAGTTTACAATTTTCTCATTATCGTCTTGTGATCCAATAGTCATGAACGCACCCTTGATTGCCATGAAAGGGTCTTGGACATCAGGGATATTGGTTGTGTATACACCGTACTCGTTGTCTTTATTTAATGGCCAAGTTGCATACAAACCATTGTCTTTTGACGTAAATAAACGTTGCTTGTGATTTGCTATTGAACTTAAACCTGTAGGCAATTGATTTCGACCTGTGTGATGAAACATTCCGGGACGGCCAACATTAGTTGGAAACAATATATCTGTATCTCGCACATCGTCATAAATTGTGTAGGCAGCTGTATTTGTTGACCATGTTACGTCAAATGTAACTGCATCACTGTTTACTAATGCTCCAGTAGTGTAATCAAACACCTTTGCGTTCTGCCCTGTATAGGATGCACCAACGCCAAGGTTTGTTGGGATCATTGCAATGAGCCTAGGCATTCCATCAGTAAACAATGTGTCACATCTTCGATAAATTAAAATGTAATCATAGTCGTAGTTACTTGTAGATGTCCGTAATCCTGTGTCAGTAAACGTGATCCTTCCCCTGCTGTACGCAACGGATGATTCAATCTCAGGACTGTATTCTGATGGTACAGTTTCAACACCTTCTCCGGGTGGAGCAACAATGTTGTATGCAGATGTAGCTCTCCATGCAGCCGGAGCGGATTTCCAGCGAGTGTACAAATATTTATATCTATTATCTGGAGTCATTCCTCCTTGGCGTACAACATCACCTAGTCCAATTAAAACTGCATCAACTGAGACGTCTGGTATATCCTCGTCAAAACGCAAATAGATTGCTGTTACCGCATCACGATTTGCACCCGGAATCGGAAATAGTTGAAACTCAAGGAATCTTGTTTGAGTGTTATATGCTGCCTGACCAGTCCATATAATCGAGCCAGCCTCTTGTATTCCTAGACTAATAGGTATTTCATTTACTCGAATATTAGGATGTAATTCGGCTCGTATGCCAATGCCTCTATCGTTAGATAAATCAGGTGTACCAGCTATCGCAAGTTTGATTAATCTATTCTGAACGTAACCACCATACAGTCCAGTTACATTTGTATTAATCTGTGCCGCTTTAAATCCGGCTAAACCTAAATCAGTAGTTGCTGCGTTATCGTTTGCGCTTGATAAAACACTATATAGATATACGCCATCTATTAACACACCGGGATCATTGTCGCGTGTCCATCCACTGTTACTAATTTGAATCCGAACTTTATCGAGTGTGCCTTCAAACTCTCTGAAGTCAACAACATATTCAAACTGAACCCAGTCAGCAGTAGTTTGTTTAGGGGCTGCATCTGCGACTGCAGTAAAAAATGCACCGTTAATTATGGCGGAGGAACTATATCCTGTTACCGCAACATTTAAATATTGTCCGTTAAATGGTTTTGCGTCATCGTAATTCATCAAGGCAAATGACAGTCTGAATAAACCATTTACTTTTGCTGTGCCACCATTTTGTGCATATGTTGGAAGTGATGAGATTTCTTGGATTATGTAATCTGTTGGTTTATCAATACGAGCAATATTTCCAGTTGTCCTACCATTTGCTCCTTGACTTACAGTCCCTTTGCTTCCAGCCCAAGGTAATGCATGAATACTTACTAACTGACTACCGCCAGTACCGATTGATGGCGACCCTGCAATCGTATTCCAGTTTGCACAAGTAGTACCAGCAGCAGTGGCAAAAATTGGATTCAATACCCGGTTATCAGAAGGACTTGCACTGGAAAATGTTGCTTGTCCTGCACTATCGCCATATGCACTAGATGTATATGTCTTAATTGCTTTCACAATACCAACAGCATTTGGTTTTGTTGAAGTGGGGCCATTTACTGTTGGCAGTGATGCAGCAATGGTTCCATTGGTCCTAAAAAGCGAAAATGATGAACCTGTTCCTCCGACACCGTAAATATATCGTCCATATTGAGTCATGCGAACAAGTTTCCCCGCAGAGGGGAAACTAAATGAAGCGCCTGTTGTTTGATCAGTTAACTCAGTTTCTGTTGCTGGAGCACCTGATGGATCAGTTGTATACAGCTTTCCATTTTTAGCGTAAACCAATTTGCTGACAGTTGCAGAACTTTTAAGTGCTGTTAATTCGTATACAGGGTTAGCATTAAATGTGTTCATGATCCCACGGAAGCCGTTTCGTAAAACTGGCGAGTTTCCGTCGATCATCATGTTTTCAATGTTTTGTGCATAACCATCCTTGAGCTTATTTGGTTGCATGCGTGTGTCCATGCCGATCCATGTAACATCACCCAACACAAAAGACTGTTGGTTATTCATTGCTTTCATTTACATACATCCCTTGCGAGTAAATTGTTTACTCAGTGTTGCAGTTTGTTTATATAATTGTGGCTCATACCCAAACCTATAAAGCCTAAACATTGGTATCGTAAATGGCAAGCTGGCCATGGACGTTTTGCAAGTATCAACAAGCCAAGAATTAACAAGAGTACCTTCACGGTTGTATTCAGGGCAAGGACATCCCGGATCTGGAGGCTCTGGACCGGAACCTCCGGGGGCAGATAATCCACCAACCCATATGAAAAATGGTGACCTGAATCCAGCTGCCATTAGACTGGATCAATCCCTGTAACCGGGTCAGCGGATGTGCTAGAAGCGACAGCGGCAGTCCACGATAAAGCATCACCTGCATCGTATACCTTAAGTGTAGCACCTACAATTTCAGACTTGTTACGCAATGCATATAACGCTTCTTTGACTAACCGTCCACTGTTTGAGCCGCCACCCACGTTGCGATTAAGTAGTGCATCCGCAATAGATTCAATATATAGCGTTCCTGCTATAGTGTTTGTATCCGAGACTATTGCTTGACTATTTAAACCTGCTTGATATAGCCAGTATCCAGCAAGTCCATTAAATAGTGCGTCTGATGGGTCACGGCTCCAAACTCCATTAACAATTTCAGTAACAGCATCCGTTGCTAGTGCGTCCGCATCAATAGCATCTGTAGCAATAGCCGCGGCGGTTATTGTATTGTTTTGCATCTGATGAACGTTTGCTGCAATATGATTGCTTGCATTTATGCTTACTTCATTGGTTGTTGATGCTGTTGCACTACGCACTAATCGTGCGCCAAAAGTGTTGGCTGTTGTATATGATGCAGTCAACGCATTGTAAACATTAGCGGCAGTAGCCCCTAGCGTAAACCGACCAATAGAAGAACCAACAAGACTTACAGAGTCAACTGTACCGGCTGTAATCACGCACTCAAACTCGCCACCATTAGCATAAAATGTGCCATCGGATGCTGTAGTTATATTGACGTTATGCAGACCTGTTCTGCTGTCAAAGTCAATTGATAGCGTTACGCCAGCCGTTGATTCAGTTACGCTGTTATCTTTGTATACAGAAACAACTGGAGTGCCAGCAAGCGTAAATGGCGCACCAGTAGATGGACGGTAAGTTGTAAACTTAAAGTCTATTACATCACCGGCACTGAAGTCACCTAGATACTTACTCATCTGACATACCCCGCTAACGGATTAGCCGCTAAACCACCACCACCGGATGACGAAGTCAAATCATCGATAATTAACTGCATTGGCATCCACGTTGTTGTCGTATCCGTCCACGCCCCAGTGCCAGTACGGGTAGTTGCATGATAAGTTCCGCCCGGTATAAAAACACTACTACAGTCTGTCGCACCGCTAAATTCAATATATGACATACACCCTAGGGAAGCATTCGTTGCTTGAACTGCAATTCTGTAATCCGTATTTGGAGTCAAGGCGGTTAGCGTTGATTCATCAAAGTAGTAGTCACGCAATAAAAGCGTAGAAGCATTGTAGGCTTCTTGATTAGTAAATGACCGACTCTGCAACACAGTATTAGAGGAGTCATATAGGTTCAAGTCCCACGTCGATGCACTGTTAGTTGGTCCAACATTCATTCGTACGCCAGCGATTTTGTATGACGTTACGGTTGACGCTGGTAGGCTAAACTTCATGCCACGCTGATTAGGCGTAGCCCCAGAGTTCCACGAACTGATACTGGCTGGCTTGTGAGCGATGCGATACTGCGTTGTTGATGAACCACACCCAAGAGTCGGAATGATTTGAGTTGTAGTTTTAGCCCCTGAAATAGTATTCAGAACGGTCTGTATATACGGAAATAACGCAAGCGCAGAACCTACACCAGTACCACTAGTGCCAAACATTGTAAGGTTGTCACTTCCCGTATTCCACGTCCCAGACAATGCTTGAATGACGATTGCGTAGTATTGACCACGAGTAATCGTAGCGTTTGAAGACAGCGTCCATTCCTTGATTCCATTGGCTGGAAAGTTTGTAGCATCTGTTGTCAGGTCAACGTAGCCTAGCCACGTACCAGTGGCTAATCCTGTTGTCGCACCTACTGTTTGAATGCCAACACGAGTCGTACCCGGTGTGCCACCACGGGTATTGACCCAACCAGTAACTCTGGTAATGGTTGCATCTTCTTCCGCCTGACATATGAGTGAAATGTAATCACTGATTGCAGACAGCGTATAAGTAGTCGACCCAGAAACAGAAGAAAGCATAGGCATCTCTGTCGGTATGAATGCACGTACTTTAGCCATTGATAGTCACTATCTGCCCATTCGGCGCATCAGAGTCAAGAGTTGCACTTATCGGTAATCGGTTTGCTTTCATATACTCAATCATCAACAACGAACGCAAAAGCCTACCGGCTATCGCGTCTAGTTCCTCTTCAGAATATGCAAGCAACTCAGCCAATGTGGTTGTTGCAAACTGCTTGTCTGCAAACCTAATGGTGAAGTCACCGTGTTCTAAAATTTCCGTAAGTGTGATTGTGCGTTGCATTGATATATACCTTACGCTGGGTCTACCGTTACGTCAGCAGTGTTAGACAACGAGCCAGTCCACGCTACCGCTGAGTCATCCTCTTTGTATACACTCATTGTGCCTGTACCTACAGATACCTTATTACGCATTGCTCGCAATGCACTACGAACGGTACGTTCGTTCAGTGTGTCTGTACCGTCACCTGAACTGTCTAACTTACGGTTGAGAATAGCGTCTGCTGTCTGCGCCGCCGTCAAGCCACCAGAGGATAGCGTGACCGTCAGCACCGCGCCGTTCGTACCGCTTGCACCTCTGACCACGATCGTCACATCAGATGCGCCAGCGGCGAAAGCCGCGTTAGGGACATCAAGCCGATACACGCCCGGCACGAGGCTCGAGCTTATCTCTGCAAAGCCACCAGAAGTCCACGCGCCTGTAGGTGTCTGCGTGACCAGCGTGATAGCCACCGGAGCAGACTGGTTGCGGACGTAGTATGCCGCTAGACCGGAGGTGGCAAAGGTTAGCCCTGTAGCACCTAGGTAGAGTTCGATGCTTTGTGATGTGCTGCCGGGAGCGATTGTGATGGTAGATGCGTTGCGCTCGGTTGGGTTGTATTGCCCAACGGATGACGTAAGACGATAAGTAGCAGAACCAGCATCAGGCGTGGCATTAGTCCACGTTATTCCATACATGTCAGTCACAGGGGAACCACTGGTTACGCCAAACCCTCTATTAGGTGATAGTGCATACGGCGTATATGGCTGTAGCATCCCGATTCCATTTAGGACACTATCCATCAAATCCAATCCCATATCACCAGATACACTTGTATTTGATGGTGAACTCGCAGCAACATTTGACCTAGCGACTATACCTAGTAAACGGTTGTAATCTTCTACAATTGCATTTGTCCCAGAGACACATGTTAAGTCTGTACCTGATGTATTTATAAGGCAGTTACGCACGATGGTTGGAAATGACGTGCTGTTATTGGATGTGTATATTCCACCACCGTTGCCTATAATCGTGCAGTTTCGTATGGAAAAACCACCTGTGTATATCAACACTAATGCAAAAGTTGTATGTCCAGTAAAGTAACAATTTATGAAACTTGAAGTATCAGTAATTTGTGAGCTTAGATTAGATGTACCTGCAAACTGTAACTGCACTACCCCACCAGAAAAAACACAGTTTGTAAATGTTGTGTTGAATGGTTGCGCTGCTGGAGGCGTAAATTCATTTGGATACAAACCAGCTTTTGAATAAAACGTACAGTTTGTAAACGACCAGTTTCGAGAAGTGGTACATCTGATTGTTGACGTATTGCCAGATTTAAAATTAATGTTTTGCCACGACAAATAGTTTTTACTTGTAGCAGTAAGAATATTGCCGGTGAACCCTGTTGTTGTTAATGTCGTATCAAAATTAGTAACAATAATTGGGCCAGCAGAAATGCCAGTAAATAATGACGCAGTTGCGTTACCGATGATGAAAGTGTCCGCAGTGGCACTTGTCATGTTGACGGTAATCGCAGAGGAATACACACCGGGTGCGATATATACGGTATCGCCAGATGATATCCCTGTGGCTCCAAGTGCCTTACCGATAGTCCTCCAAGCAAGGAGCGTCGTAGTGCCCAACCCCGTATTTGAATCATTGCCGTCTGTTCTAACGTAATAAATAGCCATTATTCAGCCGTCCCCGCGATGATTTCTTGAGCCATAACTAAAGCAAACTGATTGCTATACACCTGCTGGAACTGTGCATCCTGTGTAACCCACCAACCAAATACGCTGGTTCCATTCTCACCGAATGTGCCAAGGATATTCCCAGCATCGTCGGTAATGTCACCAAAGACAATCCAATCACCAGGGGTGAGGGGATTAGGTTCAAGCCGGTAGTTTTGCAGGTTCATTTGCCCACCTTCAGCGCGTTGATTCCCGTACCCTTGAAAGGCATCGTCAGGAACGCCAGCACACTAGACACCGCAGCGGAGACACCAGCCGCTACCGCCTTGCTCCCGTACAGTGCCAGCACTGCGCCCATCACTTCTTCACCTTCCTATTCGCAATAGCGACCAACGTAAGGTCACGTAGCATCTCAAGATCTGATGTACTCATGAAGTCTAGGTTGTCAGCAATCTGACGCAATACCAAAGCCTCACCAAAAGGTACTTTAACTTCAGGAACGTTAGCGATCTTCTTTACAAATTTGCTTAGCCAAGACATGTTATTCACTTACCTTTTTTAAAGACTTTTCAATAACCAAGTTAAAAGCTTGTACAGTACGCAGACCAAGTGTACCAAGTAAGAATGATAGGCCAATCATCTGGTGTGGTTTTTCCCAACCAAGTTGGTGAGCCATAATAGGTGTAAGGTAGATAGCAGATGCAGTGCCAGACAAAACTGTGATGGCTCCTTGTACAGCTGTTTTAATTCTTGGCCAATCAGTACCAATGATTGCGCCAATAAATCCAGCTAATAGTTGATTCCAGTCTAATTGCAGTTTATCCATCGATGTCCCTCGTTGCTTGGCTGACACGTTTCACCTCCGGTAGTTTAACTGAAAACACTGGTAGGTTGCGATCTTGTCGCATGAAGAAGGCAATCAACGCAGTAGTCATAGCCGGTATACCAGCCCTGACACCTTCTATGCTACATAGTAATAAACTACGTGTCACCGTGCCAAATGATGCATTGTCTGGAACGTGCATGGATTTCCAAGCGGAATCAAACTCAGGTCCTGCTGATGCCACAAAAGCTCCAAGTACTAAAAGGATCAATCGACTCCATGCAATATTCATTACTTACCTCCAGCTTGAATTACAGGTGGTACTGCAAAAATACCGTTAGGGCCTTTGTATGATGGATCAAGCCGAGTCCATAATTGCATTCGGACTTGATCATACCAATCACCCCAAAACGCACGACCTACGATAGATGGGTCATCATAGTTTTTCAAAGCTATTTTACGAGCTGCATAGCAAGGCAGGGCTTGCATAAGTAAATCATCACTTATAAATGAAAATGTTCCGGCTCCAGCTGTAATAACTGCCGGTAATCCAGAACCATGTGCAATAAATGAAATTGAAGTAGATGGAACAGGGTAAAACCCAATATTGCTATAACCAGCTTCATACCAATGCGTAGGTGTGCCAGCAGTTGCCGTGTAACCCAAATCGTAAGAACGCAACTCATTTTCACCACAATGAATAATAGGTGTGGAGCCACCATTAATTCGGACTGTCAACGGAAATGCCAAAACGGAACTACTTAAATCATATGTCCGACCAGTATGCGACGCTGCTGAAAAAGTCGTAGGTAAATATACACATGTTCGACACATATCAATTGCAGCATCATTTAAATACTGCAATATCACATCGTTACTAGAAGTTGTGACGCCACCTACACCATCTGGTAGTTCAGCAATAACAGAATCAAAAGGTTCGTTTAATAACCTTAGTGTTTCATTTTTAAGATCAACAAACCCTTTTGCCATTAGCGAGTTCTCCTAGCATAGGTACTTGCGTAATTCTCAACCATTGCAAGGCGCTGTAAATACTCAGGCTTAAAAATCTGCATTGCGGTTGCGTCTGCCATCTGCATTCCACGAGCTTGCAATACAGCATAAACCAAACAGTCGTGTGCAACTTCTGGTAATGGGCATTCTGTTGCATCTGTATTTGCTAGTGCTGCACCAGCAGAATCGTAGGCCCAATTGTCACCCGGTTGCGCATAGCCCTCAATTAATAAACCGTTTGCCACAGTAGCATTTGTAGCTGGGTAAACACTAAGGTTGTTCATTCCACGTAAAACAACTACTTCCGGGCGAGTACCACTAGGTTCATTTCGCCAAACATCTATGTATTGATTACTAAAATCAAACAACCTCACAGATTGATATTCGTTAGTTGTGTCTAAAACTTTAATTACTTTGATCCGATATATATCAGGAGCGCAGTAGTCATTTACATCTACCGTTAAATCTAAATACCGACGGCCAACCAGACAGTCCGTTTGTCGGGCTATCTGATTGGCCTGTTCGATAATTAAGTAATCTAGGCCAAATGGATCACGATCTGCATCAGTGCCAAAGTAGTTCCTACCCAGCATCCTAACATTACGTTTAATTTGACCTAGATTCATATCTAGAGTACTCCCTCACGTCCATTCTGGATGTGCATTCGAGTTACGGTAAACACAGCACCAGCACGAATTGCAGAGAATGTAATTTTTAGTTTTAAGAACTTAGCATATGACTGCAAGTTTAAAACGGTCATTTCATCTCCTGCTGCGGCTGCGGCTGTGTGCACAAATTGGGACAATAACGTAGAAGTTGCCGGTGTAAATCCACTTGTGTCAGAACCGTGAAGTTCAATAGTGATCGTATCGGCTGCAGTTAAACCAGTATAGTTTGCAGCAAACATTACATACAGCGGATTAAGGATTTGACCGCGAACGTAATCTGCAGCGGTTATCGATCCATCTGCGTTAGCATCTAACACAGCTCCGTTAACGCCACTTATTACAAGTCCGCCATAATCTAGCTGGGCAGATATTGCAATACCGGCAGTAGTAACACTAGTAAAGTTCATTACAACAGTGCCGTTAGACGATGCTGTTGGAATGTTCATTTGGTTTGCGCCACCAGCAGCTACTGGGTATGCAAACATTAATTTTGCGTCTCTCATATCAATCCTCCTTAGTTAGTTGCCAACCGCAGGCGTCCAATTGAACGAGTGTTTGGCATCCAGAGACCCATGCCCCAGTCAAACAGAACATTGTGCATGATTCCGTTTTCCTTGGATTTGCCTAAATATTCAGGCTTGAATGGGCCAGACTGCCAACCCTGCACATAACCAGTGCCGTAGCGTACAGCGTAGACATCAGCAAAGTTTGAAGGCGCTGTAATAACAGGTGTTGTTCCGTCTAATTTGCGTCCAACGGTACGAATCTTGGCACCCTTGTATGTATCAACTGTGCGGTCAAATGCATCCTTGTTAGCGTCAAAACCAGTACCAGATCCAAGTTGTCGGATAACAAACTCAAATCGGCGCTTAGTATCCTCATTCATATACAAGACAACACCATTTCCATCTGGAGAATTAAGGTTGTCAAATAATTCCTGAAGCGCAGATACGGTTCCGTTAGCTTCGAGAGCGTTATAGCTGCTAGTTGTATCAAGTGATGCAACTGTAGATGCTGGTGCAACAAGACAGTCAGTTGGAATATCATAGTCAGCACGATGCTCTAAACGATACTTAAGTCCGGGAAAACAGTCTGGGCTGTTACCAGAAGCAACAGATGTCGGATCGTTATTAATGAACTTATCATTAAAGTCATATGCAAAACCCTCCATAAAAATCTTGATCTGTGCTTCTACAGGATCAATGATGTTATTTGGCTGATCAAGCAAACGAGAGTCAACTGTAATCTTATTACGAATAAGATACATCTGCTCTTCATACGACTTTGGTTTACCCTTAATTGCGTTTGGTTCACCGTTAATAGCTGACCAAGTTGGCGTTGGGATAGTGCCAGCTTCGTTCGTATAGCGAACACCAACCTGTCGCAAAGACGGCGATGTATAGAAAGGGATGTCCTTGATAGCGTTCCATGTCTGGTGCAAAGACATAGTGATTTCTTTTACAAGAGGATCATTTGAAAGGACAGCTTGATCTGCGAGTGTAAGTGCACCATTAAAATCGATGGCCATTGTTTACTCCTAACGCCCTATACCAAGTAATCGCGTTATGCCTGATAACGCATTTCGCTGTGGTTGCTGGGGCTGTACTAAAGGTTGAGCTGATGCGCTCGTATCAATTGGTGTCGGTGCCGATCGACGTTCTGTAACCATATCTAATAGTTCTGGAACAAGAGATTCTACTAATCCTTGAACCTGATTGTGTACAGCCCTAGCTGCTTCAGATGGACTAATACCAGAACTAATAAGTTGCTCAACAACATCTTCAGCTCGACGAGCATATGGAAATTGATCATATGCCTCTACGCGCTGTTGTGAAATCATATAGTTATTCATTTGCGATACGACTTGGTCGTACCTAAACTTATTAACTTCTGCTTCAGCGTAGGCATTTGCAGCTTCAGGGTCAAAATATTCTGTGCTGACTTTATTCTGCCAGCGATCACGAATACCCTGTTCCTGCTTAGCAATTTCCTGCTGCTGTAATGCTTTTTGGACATCAGCTGCAGATTTGAAACCGCTACTTTCAAACTGAGTAATAACATCGCGCCATTTATCTAATGCTTCTTGTTGTTGACGTAAAGCCTTAGCTTCTTCGTTAACTTCACGAAACCGATCATATGGAACGTTTGCTGGTTTTTCCGGAGCTACCGTATCCAGCAACTTTTGCCTTACTCGTGTTTCTACATCTGCTTGGTCATAAACATCTGTAAAATCACTATCGTGTGCATCTGATTGGAAAACAGGTTCATTCTTTAACGCCTCGAACCCATCATTGTCAGGACCGGCGCTTTCCCTGACAAAATCCATCAATGCTCCACCCGCATTGCCCGTTGCCGCTGCTGGCGAATCAGCGGTGCGTGTCACCATCTCTTCGGACATTTACATCATACCTTCTTGTTCTGAAATATTGCCAGTCGGTTCTGGCTCCATGGTTTGCATTAATTTTTGCTTACCAAGGTCTGTAATGGCGCCATCTTCATTGGCAGCAGCCATAATTCCTGCCTTTGCTGACTCAAGTGCAATATCAGCTTCTAATTGAGCTTGAATTTCAGCAGTACGTTTTTGAATTTCAATCTGAGCTTTAATCTGCTCTTCTTCAGGGTTAAACATCTTGCCTGAATTTTGTTGGGCAGCTTGTTGTTGCATCATCTCCATTTGCTGCATTTGCATTTGTTGCTGTTTTTGTGCTTGCCCGTCAAGGTGCTGATAGATCCTAGAAGCATTAGGCATATTACTTAATTCAACAAATAACCTATTGGTATCTGGATCCATTGGATCACCGAATACACCCATTTGTCTAAGTGCTGCTAGTTTCTGTAATCGCTGATCCGGACCATCCTCCATTGATGAACCGGGAACATAAACTATTCTAAACTGCCCACCTGCTTTTAAAGCGTCAAATCTCATAACGCCTTGTGCAATCTGATCTTGCGGAAGCATCTTTCCTTGAATGTTTCCTACAAATGGCACTATTCCGAATTGTTCTACTAATGAGACTTCCCACTCTTTAATTTTTGCTGCACTAATTTCTATGTCTGCGCGAATGTAACTATGTTGCGTATTGTCGCTTTTTTGTAATAATCTAACTGCTTCTGCAGGTGTGCCAGCAGCAGCTTGACCTTGAGATACGTCATGTAATCCAGCTATATCCATCATGTCACGTTCAATAAATTGAAGTAGTGGAAATAAATCTGATCCAATACCCGGTGCGCGTTGAATTGTTGGAGGATGACTTCCACGCATGTAATTTATGCGTCGATAAATACGATTCTTGTCATCAATTTCATCACTGCTGTTATCGTACGCATCAGCTCCAACACCACTTAAGTTTTCAACTAGGATGTAATCCTTCTGGCCTTCAAACTGCTCTAATAAACGTGAGTACACACGATTGTATGTACTCTGTAATGCACAGAGATCAAATCCTAAAGAATAGCCATAGGGAGTACCTGAACGTGGTTGCCATCGCAACGGAATGAATGGGAATGAGTCTTTTTTCCTGTATGGCCATACACCCGCGTATAGCAAACAACTGTTTGTGGATACGATATATCTTCCATCAGGGTATAGAGCCGATGGTTTTTCCCAATACTCGTAAACAACTGCAGCCATCTTCTTTGTGTCTTGGTTGTTCATTGCTGCCGTAGATGGTTGAGTCCATCCACGACCGGCACCATTTGAACCATTGATGTAGCTATCTACATAACCGCTATTGGTTCCTGTTTGAGAATCTGGCTTTACGGCTTTTCCGGCTTCACCATATGAGTCTACAAACCACGATAGTGGTTTAACCATTGCATGTATCATCCAACGAACATCGTCGTCTCGCTTTGCTGTTGGATCTAAGTAAACATCAAATGCGGGAAGAATTTGCTCGACTACATCACCTACGCGCATTTTTGTATGACCGATAACACTAGTGCCAGTAGAATCCATTTGAGGTACTACTTGTTCACGATTATTATCCCAAAATAATTTTACGTATGATGTGCCACAAACACATGCCCATCTGACGCGTTCTTTTGTTTGTGTTTCACGATCATATTTACGATTGTAATGACTCAATAAATAGTTAGCCTCATCGGCTGCTGCGAGATCCACTGGATTATGACTAATAGGAACAGCTGACGCATCTGGAGAACATTGTGTTAATTTTCCAACAACACCATCAATCAACGGTCTGATTTTATTTACCGTCATGTATCGATTTGGCTCTTTGTCATTTTGGATTGAAACTAGATTTCTTGTTTCACTATTAACGCGAAACCATTGGCGTCCTTCAAAAAACGCCGTAGCCATAATCCATTCAAGCTCCATCTCTTGACGTGCTCTATAGGTTAAATCAAATTGCTCTTTTACAAATGCAGTAATCTTCTTAGCTTCATCAGGTTGATCTTTTGGTGAAACCTTCCAGTCCTTGCTGTTTAAATCTAACTTTAAATTTGCTTTGTCATCTTTTTCAACAGACTTGACATCAAACGAGCCTACCGTTCCAGTTGTTGGATTCTTCTGATATGCGGTAACTTTTGGTTGTTTATTACCATTACCAAGAAGACTATTCATAACCATATCTTGAAGGCTCATATTTATACCCACTTCTGCCCATCATTGATTTGAGCAATAAGTAACCGTTCGTTTTTAATCTCACGTAACACGTTGACAATCTGTATCATTAAATACACATGGATTATTGCACACACAGAGATAACAACGGAAACTTCTATACCCATTCTGAATTTTTACCTTTGTCCATCCAACTTGGAATATGCCGTCCAGATCTACCGCCTTCAGATGACACTTCAGGACATTTTACTGGATATTCTCTCCACATCATTCCATATCTGAAACTATCAATAGCGTGATCATTTTTTGTACCACTATCGATATCTTCTGGGTCGCGTGGATTAGCCATAGTGTTTGCTAACTGCTTGATTAAATTAGGACATGTGCCACGTACTATTTGTAATTTTGGCTTAGCAACTCCATTTACAACTCCTGCTGCTTCAAGCCATTCTTTCACTCGTCTCCATCCAGCTTTGCGATCTTTGACCGCTCTGACGGCTGGTAAATTTCTCTCCCACCATATTTCTACAGGGTACTCACCAATTCTGTCTTGTGCATTCATAGGTGGAAATGTGTTTGCCCAGTCAAACGCAATTGCTTCAAGTTTGTTGTTCCATCTACCTTCTCGCAATTTTGTATTAGATGGTTCAGCCAATTTATATTTTTCAAGCATGTCAAGCACTTTTTGAGCTTGTGCACTACTTACTAATCCTTGTTCGTACATCTCTCCTAATACATAAACATTTTCATTGTCGTCACTTGCATATAGCAAGAAACACGCTGGTGCACCTGTACCAAAGTCATGACTACCCCAGACGCGCCACCATGGTTGCACTTCAACGTGGTCTATAACATGCCAACTTGTGCCTTCAGATCCATATTCTCTGAAAGAGTTAAAGAACAATCCACCAACACCAACTTCATGTTGACACTCACGCAAAAATGACATCAATCCGTATGTGTCAATTTCATGCTGGCAAACTTCTATTGTTTTGTGTTCCCACGCAGGAATCCCATTTGTAATCTTGTAGCCAACACGACCATCCTCGCGCTCAAATGTCTCATACTGTAAATCATAAATTGCTGGGACAATTGGACTCTGTATACGGTTTTGCAACATGTCTAACTCGCCACTTAAAACGTGACTCATTACGCTATTTGCATGAATGCGGTTTTGAACAAAAACAACAGCACAATCCGTACTTCTAGCAGGAAGAATTGTTTGTGTGATTGTACGTATTTTTTTATCAACGGCATTTACAGAGTCATCTAACTCATCAATGTCGTCAAGAATAATCATGTCCGGACGCAAGTGATCCAACTTGACACCACGTGCGCCAGTGTCAAGCCCGAATGCAAGGACGTTAAAACCATTCGCAGTACGTAATTTACTGGCATTCCAACCCTTTGAAAAACCATACTTATTGACAGCTCGTTCAATGCCACATCGTTCCATTGCCGTTGCAATATCTTGCACGTGCCTGTCTGCCATGTCTTGTGTGGCACACACGTAAACAACAAACCTGCGTGTTGCCTTAACTGCTAATCGACTAACGATTAATTCCATTGTGGTTGATTTACCGCCACCACGAAACCAACACTCAATAAGAGCGGGTGGAGTAAACCCCGGTTCTAATTTTTCGGCCCACTGCCATGCCCTATGATGATGATCACCGAGTTTACTTGACGCAGCATGAGGAGCATATGTTGACAGCCATGACTCGTATGACAATTCATTACCGACTAACTTTGAGGCAACACCATTGTCATAATCACCGACTTCAATGGCTTGTGATAATTCATCACCAAGTGCTTCCAATAATGCTACAGCCAGCGGCTTTGTTGGCTTTACATACTTTCTAAATGCACGTGGTGCGGCTTTACTGAGTGTCGTCTTGCTCATCTATAATCTCGGCATCCATTACATCGTCTTGTTGATATTGTTTTAATAGCTTTGAAAAACCAGCTTTTATGGCATTTAATTCGTCAATATTTCTTACGCACTGCTTTACAATGCCAAGGATTTGCATTGCAAGGCTATATGCTTGATCTACCTCAAGAGTGTATGCCTTAGTATGCATCATTCGTGCTTCAGCTTCTACAATTTCTGTCCTCTTGTCAATTAGTTGTACAACATCTTGACTAGCTCGATACAAATCGATGCCGTCATTTATAATTTTGCCAAGTTGTTTGAACGCTGGCATAAATTCATCTGTGCCATATGTTGCCCGACAAGTAGACATTTGATCTTTAATAGATTCGTAATGCTCTACGGAAATTCCATTACTTGCAGCTTCTGCGCGAACGTCCATCAACGCCGTCAAATACGCAGCATCATCACGCAATGAAAATAAATCAGGATCTTCTCTTAGTTCATCAATCCTAGTTAATAACGTAGGTGCAACTTGGCTAAACCGACGTCTTTGTTTACCCCATAATCCAGTTTTAAATGCAGGACTATCCACACCAGTTAATGTTTTTCCGCCATGATGCATACAGTAATCACGCCCACTTACTGCAATGTTTTTACAGCGCTCACCATTTCTTTTTAATGAGGAGCACAGTTTAATTTTTGCGCCATTAACTTCGCGTGTTGTTATTTCAGTTGTCATTTTTTACCGGACAGAAAACCCTTTAGTTGTTGTTGAAAAACTTTACCTACATTGGACACGCCTCGTCCAACAGCCTGTAAATCTTTTTTTCCTCCCGCAATTGATCTATCGTAAGCATCAACAGCAGTATTTGCTAAATCGTTAACGTTCTTCCCAATCATATCAACTGTTGGTTGTACGTTTTTTGGAAGCATTGCTCTAAGTGGATCTGTTACTAAATCTGATGCCTTTTTTTGTTTTTGTAAAGCATAACCACCCAGATCAGTTACATTATCCGCAGCGCCCGGTTGCTGGGAGATCATTTCTAATAATGGCAGTAATTCTGCATATTGCGCTTGCATTTTTCCTTGATTTAAATGTGTGTCTGCAAACTTAGTTACATCTGCCGCTTTTTCACCAAGATTGTTATCAAGTATCTTCTCATTCATTGCGTTATATATAGGATTCATTCCATATCCTTTAGCCGCAAAGATACCCGATTGCGCAGCTGGATTTAATCCAACACCTTTTGTTGCAAGAAATGCCATTAATGCTTTTAACCCAACATCAGTAGTTAGATCTAATCCAAGAGTTGCTCCAGCTGAAAGTAATGAGTTCATTCGAGCATCGCGAGGCATATCCTTTTCAAACGCCATTGCAAGTTGTGGTTTTTGACTGCCACCAAGTGCAAGGTCACCCATTATTCTTCCACCAGTACCCGGCATAAATTGCCCAATCGTTCCTGCTGGGGCAGAAAACATTTGTAATAGATCTGCGGTTTTCTTATCTAACTCAGGACCTGCTTGTAACCCACGAGACGTTTTGCTTTGTTTACCTTGAGGCATTTTTAGTTGTCCTTCTTTTGTGTTTCGTACAGGGCTTTACCAATACCTAACAATGTCGCAAATCCAGCTGGAGCCTTACCTGTGCTGCTCCGCATTCTAGATCGCATTGCATCAGCCCTGCTCTGTGGTTTTACTGGTGCAACTACAGGCTTCTGTGTTGCTATTGGTGCTGGCGTTTTACTCGTAGGCTTAAATGCTGCACGTTGTTGTGTCAACTCTGCATCAGATTTAAATAGCCCATTTGCAATACGAGTGCCCATAGCTACAAATTTTGCTTTATCTTGTGCAACAACTGCGTACTTTTTGTCTAACTGCCCTCTATTAAATCCAGCTGACTCACCCTTACTTGAATTAACCTCTGTAAGTAATCCAGTAGCAGAATTTTCTGAAAGCCCAGCTTTCATTAATACTTTTACAGCATCCGCTTTTGTCATTACCTTTCCATTGCGATTAAAAACAGTATTTGCAGACTCTAAAACATCTATGTATCCCGGATGCATATCGGCATTAGAAATGGTTAGTCCTAATGCATTATTTATTTTTACACGCTGTCTCTTGCCTTGTGTTTTAGCTTCTTGCTGAGCAACTTGTTCTTCACGAACTTTTGCTTTAGAAATTTCACCAACAAGTTCTTGGCGATCTCCTTGTTTACCATCAACTTGCAATTGCAATGTCTTTATGTTTTTCTCAACTTCTGCAATTTGTTTAAGATGAGCATCAACATTTGCTTTTGCTGGTTTAACTCCACGCAATTGCTGCAATGTTTCTTTTGCAGTACCTAACTGAGTATTAAGTTGTTTAATTTCCCTGATGACCTTGGTGGCCATTTGCGAGATGTCGCCTGACGACATTTTTGTGTAATCAACAGATTGTGGCTTTGGAGCAACTGCTGTTTGCCTCGGTCGTTGTTCACGCGTGGTGTCTATTGTTGTAGGACTATCATCTGTCTTATCTTCTGTTTTTATGCCTAGTTTAGCTTGCCGTAAAAGTACTCGCTTTCTAGTCATATCTAATTTGCGTTTTTGTGCCGGAGATAAATCTAATTCAGCAATATTTATATCAAAGCCGGGTAATCGCCCACCACTTGATGCGACACCATCTGCTGTAGTTGGCATGTTGATGCCATTGTTTCTTGCAGTTGCAATACGTTTTACTAGATCCGACAAAGCGTTGTTTTTTGCTTCGGGAGTTGTTGCGCTCTCAAAGTTTTTAATTGCCATGTCAATGCCTTGTGCAAATGTTGATTTGCTTGCAATAAGGCTTTTACGAGCTTTGCTGTCTGCTCCAAAACTAACTAAATTCATTGCATCAGTAATAGCAGTAGAAACAAGGTTCTTTTGAGATGTCTTTCTATCTGCTATACGACCTTTGCCTTCACCAATATCTACTCCAGCGCCTTTAACGTTTGGAGCTGATCTTACATTTCCAGCTTCTGCTTGTTCTGCAACCACATCACCCGCATAACCATACACAGCATCCATGAAGGACATACGTGCTCTGCTATTATTTTTATCTTCGTAAACAAGACTTGTAACTTGATCTTTTACAGCTTGTTCAAATGCTGGGCGCAATTCTGGTGTAATGTCAGAATCACCTGTTCTATCTTCAAGAACAGATTTAACAATTCGTGTTATCTGTGATTCTTTATCTATACCAGAACCTTCTTGAAGGTACATATTACGCGCGGTTGCAAATGCACTTTGTATTTTAGTTTTATGGTTTTGAATAATGATGTCTTCAGCTGCACGTCGGTCACCAGCGTCAACCTTATTTATGACATCGCGCTCTAATCTACTTTCACTACTGCGCGGTCCAGATGTTCCATTCATTGTTCCGGGAGCACGACTATCTGGTTTAAAATCACGTCCTCTAGCAATTTCTAGAATAGAGTGTAATGCACTACCTTGTCTGCGGCTCATGTTGGTAACAACACGCTGTAGTTCCTGTTGCGTAATACCTGTTTCGCCTAATTGCTTAATGACGTCTTGGTCGCCAGTAAACAACACGTATTTAGCAAATGAATCGACTGCTTCAGGAAAGTTTTTAAATGCAGTGTTAAGTTCTGAGTGAAACTGATTAAAGGATGACACAACGTAATTTGAAGGTAGACCATATTTACCTTGCGATGCACTTTGTGTAGCTACTGTAGATACGCCGACGCGTTCCGTTTGTTGGTTTGTACGAACCTTTACTGTTTTTGGCTTTCCGTCTTCACCAATTACAGGTACATATCGACCATCTTTTAATTGGAATTGCTGTACATTAGCTGTACCTGTCTTGGGGTCAACGTCATAAGACTTAATTAAATTTTTATCGTTAATTGTCCGGCCGTTTACATCTACAGGCATAAGTTGAACCGTAGATCTTGTAGATTGACGCCCACCCTCAACGAGATTAATTCCAGAAAATAACTTCTTAAAATTCATCTCTGATCCACCAGATGCCCAGTGATCCAACATGTCGAGCGTTTGATCTAATCTTGCTGGTCCAGAAACTTGCCTTGGACGCATAAAGTCAGGTGTGCCATCACCTTTTAATTGGAAGCCTGTAGATACACCAACACCACCAACTTGTAACCTAATATCATCGGCTGATGTAACTAATGAGTTTAACTGACTTAGTGCGCCACGCAAACTACTGTATTGCTCTGGAGTTAATACAGATGGGAAATCAGCTGACGCCTTAGAAGACGTAAGAGTATATTCATCTCCACGTTTTGCGTACATATCTAAATTTGTTTTTAAACGTGTCTGCATTGCCTTGGCAGTGTCGTACATTTCTGCACCTGCCTTATCAACATACAAAACTCCGTTTTCATCTGCAGGAATCCGCATCAATTGCTTTAAGTCACTGACTACATCAGCCATTGTTTCAAGACTTGACTGAGATCCACTTACAACACGAGCACCTCGACTCATGTCGCCGAATTCATTCTGTACAATATCTAAATTTTTTGTTCTTTCTAATGCAAATGTGTTTCGTTTACTTAATTCTTTAAATCTGGGATCTGTCTGCAGTTGCTTCATTAGAAGAACTGGATTTTCAGCATTTTCAAGTAAGGACTGCATCTTTAAAATGTACTTACGATCATCAAAATTAATTGGTGAGTCAGACTTTGATGTTACTTGCAATACAGAATCTGGATGATTTTGTAATTTAAAATTAGTTGTTTTTCCAGATGGTGCCCCATCAGAATTCATTGTGTAAAGAGTTTTTAATGCATCGGTACTGGCTAAACGAGGTGTTGCAAAACTAAACAACGAGGAAGGAACACCTTGCTCAGCAAACAAAGCACCAAGTAACTGATGTGGAGTCATTTCTGTACGCAATGGCTTTACATCGCGTTTAATATCAGCCTCAATCATTCGTTGCTCAGACGCTCGCATATTGCTTACTAAATCTGAACCGGCACCAGATGAAACACCAACTGTTCGACCACTGTCGTATCCTTCTACGCCAGTATCTCCATACATCATTCTTAATGCTTCAGTTGTGTAATATGGAGCACGTTTTTGGGCAGCAGAAGTATAGTTGTTATTTTGCTCGTCTATTTGTGCTGCTTGCATGTCTTTTACGTAAGCGGCTTCACGTCCAGCAAAATTTGGTTCTGTAATTTGACGCAATGTAGCAGCAATGTCAAATTGTCCACCAAAACGCCTAGCCACAATATCGTTGCCCATAGCTTCATTGAAACTAAAAGCTTTACCCATATTGCGACGCTCGTACATGTCGGCAACATCCATGTAAATAGAATCAACTATGTTTCTACGTACAGTATTAGATTCAGTCCAATCAACTGAAGAAACGCCTTCAGGTTGTGGCATTGCAAGCGGACCTAAAACATTAGTTGCGACGTCACGTGCTGCAACAAATGCTGGTGCACTACCACGAGACATATTGGTAAGAACTTTTTTTGCAACACCACTAACCGATTTATTAATTCCTGTATAAACAGCATCAAACCGACGTGTTTTAGTTCGTTCTGAACGATCTTTTTGTGATCCAAATTTAGTAGCAAAAATAGAATTTTCATCACTACTCATTGCGTCCATCAACGCAGGTGATACATCGTAAACATCTTGCGGACGATAATCTGGATCACCCGCTAATTTAAATAAATCAACTGCGTCATTAAATGTTTCTGTGCTATGCTTTGAACCCGGTTTAGATCCACGGTCAAAATAGTCAGCAATTGCAGCAAGTCCATCGTTTAGTATTCGCTTTTGCCCATCAGTACGCGCATTGCCTTGGAACGTATTGTATGCTTCAAGCACCTTATATATCGGGCTATTTCTATCAGCATCAGTAGCGCCGTTAAAAACACGCCTAGCTGCTTCAGGCAAACTTACACCAGCTGTTACAGAAGATTTTAGTTTGCCAACCATTGTCATAGTTGGTAGTTCATTTCCTTGGAAGGAAGCTAATAAACCTTCACTATCTAAGTTAGCAGTAAAGTTGTTTGACCGAGGTTGATTTGCAGTGGGGTTATCTCGTGTTTCAAATTTTTGTTGTGGGTTTGCTCCCGGTAGAAAATCCTTTGCAGTTCCAAATTTCTTTTCACCCGGTGTAAATGGTTTATCAAAAAAATCTACTGCTTGACGCAAATTTCCTTGTTCGTCTAATAGATCTTGACCACCAACTGGAGGAGCTTCTGCTACCTCTTGTTGTGCAGGCCTTGCACCCTTACCCATCCACTGACCTAGAGATGGTGATGGTGCTGCTTCTTGGACTGGTCTACGTGCAGCCATTCCCTGCTCAAGTTGTTGGCTTAAACCTGCTTCTTCTCCAGCAGCAATTCTATTTTGCGCTGCACGATATTCTTCTTCTTCTTCAGGAGTACGTGGAGTTTGTACATCTAACTCACGTGGTTTTCCAGATCCATATCGTTGTAAAAACGCATTTGAAATATCTCCTGCCTCGCCGGTATATTCACGTCCTACTTGACCTGCTGCAGTACTTGGACCGGGTGCAAATATCCCGCTCTTTTCTGGCCTTACATCTCGTATTGGTAAATTAGCCCCTGCAAATGATTTAGATAAATCACCTACATCAACAAGTGGTTTTTCTGGCGTAGTACTTTCAAGGCGTTTATTGTAATCAGTTAAACGAGTCTTTAACTCATTTGCTTCTTTGGCCTCTGCATCTTCAGTCATTTGTTTTACTGTGTTTGACACAGGTTTACGAACTGTTTTGGTTGGACGCACAACTTGTCGCCCAGCTTTCTTCTCTTCGTCAACCATCATGTTCATTAATGCAGAGGCCATAGATCTCTCCTACTTCTTAATGCCAAGCGCCTTCGTAATTGGCGCACGGCTAGGTCCAGCTTTTGCTGTAGATGTTTTACCAGCAGTACCCTTAGACATCACGCCTTTTTTAGGTGGCATGACAGACTGTGCAGATGTAGCTCGCCCTAGTTGATCAAACATCCGTCCTTGGCGTTGACCAATAATCTGTTCACGATTACCGGGAATCATTGGAGATGGAGCGCCTTGTGTGCGAGTCTGCGATTTAGCTATGTTGATAGCTGGTTCACTTATTCTTTGGTTTTCTGCAAGTGCTTGAGCAATGCCTAATCCTGCACCAATTGCTCCACCCTTACGTACACCACCACGCACTCGGTTGCGCATAGCTGTGCGACGTTGTTCAGCTCGGAACTGATTTGTTTTGCGTGTATTCAACATCTGCTGACGCATCTTCCCAGCCATGTTTGCCTGTCGCTTATTTTCATCAGATGCCAAAGCCATGCCTTGAACAGCTTTATTTTTTGTTACTTGTGCAACATTTTGTTTTGAAACACTATCACTAATTGTTGGGTCCATACGAAATGATTTTCGAGTCCAACTTCCCGCAGATTTTACACGACGTGCTTGCGGAACACCTGCACGTTTACCAAATGCGAGTGCCTTATTGACTACAGGGGGTCTTGCTGGCATATTTGCCTCCTACTTAACTTGTCGTAAGCGTGGATTTTTCCGTTTAGCCGACTCGGACGCCTTACGTGTTGAGGCAGCAAGAATAGCTCCAGCTGCTCGTTGGCTAACTCCTTGCTGTTTAGCAATTTTCTCTTGTACAGCCTTAAAGCCCGGATGTTTTTTCAATATTTGCAACCACAATTTGTTTTTCCGCACTTAGGGCATTTTTTACCCTTGTCGTATTCAGCTTTTTCATGCTTTGCCATCATTTTAGCTGGCATGCCTTTTTTGCTATATTCTTGCTTTTCAGCTTTAGCCATAGACTTACTCATCCCTGAGTGTCCACCGATTTTCATGCCCATCATTTGGCCCATAGTTTTACGCATTAGCAGTTCCACGCTCTCAATGATTTATTAATCCTACTATTAGGATCATTCGCTGTTTTAGAAGACGTATTTTTCTTCTTCATACCAGACATACGCGCACAAAAAGAGGCACGACGCCCTGCGTCTGCCTTTGTCTTAGGGTTTGGTGCTGGTGGTTTTAAGTTAGCTCCTGTTTTGCGCTTAAAATGTGCGCGTCCAGCAGCATTTAATCCGCCTGATGGATTTTGATATTTTTTAACAACTCCCATTTGATCACCTCTATGCATTATACATAAAAAAAGTCCGCATATAGCGGACTCTTACGTTAGTCATCTGCAAACGGGTCATCTATATCATCTACTTTTAGTTGACCAGCTGGCTTAGGATTTGGTGGGTTATTATTTAATCTACTTTCAATCTCTTCTTTCTTACTGTCTAGGAGTTGCCAGTTGTCAATAATGATTTTAACCGTTTGTTGCTTTGCGCCTTCTTTATTTACGTATTGTTCAAGTTGTATTTTTCCAACAATACCAAGTAAACGACCTTTAGTTGCGTATTCAGCAAGTGCATCACCACCTTGACCAAACGCAACACATGTAAAGAAATCCGTTTCCTTCTCTCTACCTTTGCGATCTACTGCAAGCCTCACATTGCAAATGGATTTTCCATTAGGTGTTTGACGAGACTCTGCATCTGCAACTAAACGACCAACAATGGTGCACTGATTAATCATTATTTTCTCCTAAGTGGTACTTCTCAAACGCTTTTGTGGTATTTGGAAGCACTTTACACAAAACATTCCAACAGTCTGTGGCAATTTCACGATGTTCTTGCTGGGTGTGATTGTCCATGCGCACTCTACAATAGTGCAACCAGTCTCTGACAGTACCCTTCATGTACATCCTTGTGCCCACACACAATGGAAGCACCATCCTAGCGGACTCTAGTGCAACTCCATGCCTTACAAGGTCGTCATACGCCCTTATTGCAACCAATACTGGAGCAAGAGCTTTGTTGTCCATCTGAAACTGAGTCTCTTGATCGTCAAACTTTAAACTGCTCTGGCGATTTGTGCTACCTTTACGGCGCATCACTGGAAGGTCCAGTTCAATTTTGCTTGGATTAGCATAACGTTGGCTAAATTCTTGGAAGTAAAAACTTCTATGACGCAATATTTGTGCTGCAATTGCCCTAGATGTATAGATTTCCATGACTACATCAGACATTTGAAACACAGACCAGTGCTCTTTTTTCATGCAGTAATTAAGTAAATTGATGTAATCAGGATTATCTTCATTATCTGATGATACACGTGCAAGATGAACCATGAATTCTTCAGCATCTGGCTGAATATATTTAAGTGTAGCTGCCATCTTTCCTCCATACCCCAAACGGGACTTGAACCCGTACACCTTGCGGTAACAGATTTTAAGTCTGTCGTGTCTGCCATTCCACCACCGGGGCTAATGCTGCATTGTATCACAATGTATTACATGACAGACCTATCGCTATTGCGTTTAAATGATCTATTTGCTGATGGGCTTTTTAAAATCAAGTTACTCATTGAGTTAGAACCACCTTTTGATAATGGTTTTTTGTGGTCTATGTCTTTACCAACTCGATTAATACCTTTGGCATCCATTGTTCTGCGAGCGCGTTGTCTATCCATGCGTAATGGATGTTCACCACGGGCTTTTTGCTGTGCATATTCTTTCTTGTATGGCCTAGCTTTATTTACGTACGGCATTATCTATGCCTTGCAGCTTTCTGTGCAACAGTGCGTGGCTGTGCTACAAACTGTTTACCTGCCTTATTACCAGCAGCCTTAGCTCTATTGGTAGAAGCTATTTCACTTTTAGTCAGTGATCCCCATGCCTTGTCTGGCAAATATCGTTTGGTTCCCTTACTGGGAGTCCCATCGCTAGTGCGCCATTTTTGATCCGTCCACTTTGACAAACTATTTTCACTAGACTTAGGTCCTACGTATCCACCACCTGATTTCTTATACTGTTGTGTGGCAAGCTGGGCTTTACGAGCTGACCATTCACCGGGATCTCCGCCCTTAGTGCCAGCTTTAACTCTAGATACAATTGACTTCCACTTACTAGGATTAGTTTTTGTTGCGCTAGGCATCTTTATCTCCTTTGTGCTCTACGATCTCAATTCCATCTAACTGAGAAAGCCTCCATATTGCGTAATACTTTTTGATGCTATTTTCATCTAACTCATCATCAGATATATTGCGTTCATCGCACCAGTCACGAAAATTTAAATAACTTCCGTAGTCAGAAATTTTTTGATAGATGAACATAATGCCACTAGCAATTATAATTCCTACAAGGATTGACTCAATCTGCATTGCTAAATCTCCAATGTGTCAACGACTACAACACCGGCTCCATGCCCTCTAGTAGCATGAGGTTTACTGACCGTAAGGTTTAACATGAGACCACCTTTTGGTAAAGATGGGCTATCCCACAATGCCGCATATGAATCTTTTCTGCCATTCTTAATTAGATCAGCACTCGTTGTTCCTTTATAGGTATCAAAGTAAGATCCAGTTCTAAGAGTAAGCACATCACGTGTTTGCACACGGTTTTCCAAATTAACAATGCTCTTATTAAAGACAACCTTGTTATCTCTTCCAGCTTGCCTGTGATGAGTATGTCCACGCCATATGGCATCTGCACCCTCAATCCACATAGCAGCCCGTGAGAAAGTAATGGCGCCCTTGGTAACAGGTGCTGCACCACCAGCTCCGTGATGATAGTGGATTACGTAGTGTCCTGCGCGAGCACGTTCCGTATATGGACGCATCTGTATGTGGATGAAACCGTGATATCCACCGTATTGAATTTTGCCCTCAGTTCCGTTAAGTAATACAACAAGTTGTTTAACTGGTTCTATATGGTGATATCGAGCAACGCTATCGTCATGATTTCCATCGCCAAGCATAATGATGTCATCTTTATATGGTGCTAGTATGTCGTAAGCCCAGCGAATGCTCTCACCTAGCATGTCATCACCAGCGCTATACATCCGGGGATGTAAATTATTAGCCCGGTATCTTTTACGATCACCGGGCATAATGGCGTCAAAAATGTCACCATTGACAAGTATTTTAGCTCCACGCTTTTTAGCTGTAGCCAGCTCTTTTTCAATTAAATTGTAATCAACATGTAAACCGCCAATATGAAGATCACTCATTAAACATAAATTCAACTCAGGTGTGTCAACGCAGTAGTCAATAACTGTCATTTGTTGTCCTCCACTATCAACATTAATATCAGTATAGCAACAATTAAGACCAGCGTGGCTGACTGGTCTTAATTGTTTGCAGAGTCCGAATTTGTCGGGCAAGAAGGGAGGTTTCTAGCCTTTCAAAGCTCACCTCTCGGTGGCAAAAATATAATACCACCCTCCGGTAGAAAGAGTAAGGGCCGGAGAGTGGCATCATCCCCAGAGCTTTTGCATACATGGGGGACTCCTACTGCTGGGATCGAACCAGCGGCCGTCCGGTTAACAGCCGGATGCTCTACCGCTGAGCTAAGTAGGATGGCAAACTATTCTATGGCTCCTTTGAGCCACTGGCTGTGTCGATCTGGGAGAGGTAGTTCAGATAGTGTGTGATTGCACTTCTTACAAACCAACTCCGATTCCGTTTCCCGGCATAGCTCTCTACTTTTGCTAACATCTCCGGATCCAGCCTTATCACCAACATACTCGGATAGTTTTTGGGACGTATCCGTCGATTGTCGCTTTTCATCATGTGCCCCCGGCGTCAAGTTGTAACATACAGTTTTGACAGTATCTGCATATTTTGCATTCCTTGTCACTGCGTATGCTAAAAACCAAAGCGCCTTTAATACATCCTCGTCATACTTAGATCCATCTTTTTTACCAGCTCTAGCAATGTACGCTGTAGCAGTAAACAGATATCGATCTAAATCCCAAGCGTCAGCTGCGTGAACAGGCTGTAACTCGCTATCGTTGTAATACGCCATACTATACTCCCGTAGATCCAAATCCACCAGAGCCTCGTGAAGTCTCAAACAAAGATAGTGACTCTACTACCAATGGCTCACACATACACACAGGAGCAATCACGAGTTGCGCTATGCGCATTCCCGGCACAAACACAAACGTGTCAGAACTCATATTCTTGATGATAACTTTAATCTCACCAGTGTAATCTGCATCAATGGTGCCGGGGCTATTTAAGACCACTATGCCGTGTTTAAAAGCCATTCCGCTACGAGTACGCACCTGAGCCTCAAAACCTTCGTGTAGCTTAATTTTCATGCCCGTAGGCACTAACACGATTTGGTCAGGACGAACAGGCATAGTCTTGTCACCGATGTACTGCAGATCTATGCCTGACGCTTGTTTTGTAGCGCGATGTGGATCGAATAGATACTCACTAGTGCTACTACCGCAATAAACAATCTCAAGGTGTGTCAACCTTCTTGGCCTTCCACATCATCGCCATCAACAAAACAGACAATACTATCAAGCGCTAACATCAAAAAGTCAATCACGAAACGAGCTGGAACCTTTACTCCGTCGTTACGGAGATTAGCACAGTGCTGAGCAGCTTCAACTAGCGACAGGTTGGTCACATAAGCTGGATCCTCATCCTTACGCTTTACGGACACAGAATAGCCAGCTGTAGCACTCTGCTGCACCGTTACTTCACTATCATTACCTTGGGTCAACAAAAACATGGCACACCTCAATATATGTATAACATATGGTACCACAATTGTATGGGACCCATTTTTCTACGGGGAGAAACAGTTTCTCCGGTGGGAGAAATAGTATAGAAAGTAGAGAGAATATATGCGTCGGAGTCACAACTAACTACCGATTGAGAGGGCAGGGGGTTGCGGGTGGGTGGGGGAGGGGTGGGGGGTGGCCATGGGCTATCTAAGCAACAGCTTTCAGGTGTCACCTCATGTGTGTCGGTAGCGTGCAGTTCGCTCCCGGCGGATGCGGACGGGGTGAAGCGGACGGCTTTACCCCGTTCTATTCGTTGCCGTCCGTTTAGTCTGGGTTATTTGGGTTCGCTTAGATACTGGGAGGTATCACTATGTCAATGTCAATCGTTCGCGCCTTTATGGCACACGCGCAGGATGCAGGTATCACGGTTACGCGAGATGCCGCGATTCGGATGAAACAATCCGAGTTAGGCGAGATTCGCGCCGCCCGCATGGGTTTTGATGCCATCGAAGCCGCCCGCGCAAAGTCTGTCAGTGTATGCAAGAAAGTGGTTACCGACTACTACACTGACGGCTACATCGACTTGGAACACATCGATGCGGCTATGATGGTGCTTGCAGACGCATGGGGCAAGGGCATCACGAAGGTGGATGTCCCTGAGTCCGTCAAGGTTGCCAATGAGCAACTTCTGGCATGGAGGAAGACCCTCTAGCTGGACACTACCCGGTACACAAAACCGGGTAGTTTTTTTTATCAAAAATACATTGGGATACTCGTGGCGACGAGTGTCCCATTTCTTTGTTTTGGAGGAACGCAACATGTTGTATTCGGCTCTGGTTTGGATATCTTTTATGAGCGTCTTGTCGCTCTGCATGTTAGTTGAGATGATTCTCACACGTGGTCACGGTGTCATTGCGCGTGACATTTTCATTGGGTCTTGGGCAGTACTCGTGGTGATTATCATCATGGGTACATACAAGGGCGTGTGGGCATGGGTGAAGCGCAACGCTGTTGTGTTATTCCAGTTATTCGGCTGGGCATGCATTTGCGGTTTGTTGTACTTTGCGCACACTGTGGCGCAGGCTGACCTTGAGCGTCAGCATCAGGTTGAGTTGGAGAACATCAAGCACGATATGTTTGTAAATCAGGAGGTGAGCAAGTGATTGGACGTGATGGTTTGATTCGTACCACGTTTTACCGTGGTGTTCGTAGTGTTGGTGGCAAGCGCAAGTTTGTCACTATCTCGATGGTAGGTGATCGCTCGTTTGAGTTTACGATTGGCAGGTTCTTCCCTGCTGTGCGTGTTGCACACTGGATGGGTGGAACGCTTGAGGAGTTCATCGATACCACGCTTGAGTGGATGTGATGACAACGAGGGGTGCGACTCGCATACGCACACAAAAGGAGACTGCGATGGCAGCAAAGAGAATGGTTGGCAAGTCTAGTGACTTAAAAAGCAACGAGTGGGTGCGGTTGACACCTACTGTTTCCGCCCACTGCACCATGATGTGCGTGGACGATGACGACGATGTGAGCAACTCCATGTTGCACGATCTGGAACGCGAGCACTTGTCGGACTATGTTGTCCACGTGACGAGTCCAGATGACCGCCTGCTGGCAATGTACAGCGGACGCCGGTCACGCTCCATTCGGGGCAAGTTCTAGCGTAGCGTGAGGGGGGCGCAAGCCCTCCTCTTTTCTTTTTTTATTTTTTGTTTGGGTCAAGGAGTTTAATCATGGAAGATATCAGAGTAAAGTTCGTCGGCAACATCGTTAACGAATCAGGCCAGCTAACCATCGTTGGTCACATCAAGACCATGCTCCTCAAAACGCTGTATAAGCGTACTTATTTCTGGAACATCATTAATGGGAAACCATACAAGGATGACTACGAACAGTCTGATGCGCGAATGATGTTCCAGTGTGCTATGGTGTGCGCACTAAAGCAGAACTGGGACGAAGCCCTCTCGTGGTACACGATGGGCAGTCGGTGCTTCACACTTGACAGTGTGCTGTTTGACGATAACTGCGACATACAATGCGACTACGACCATGACGGATGGCAATATGACGTGTCTGTAAATACATGGTTCAACACTATGTATGGATCTAAGCAGGAACTACACATTATTGGGCACCTGTGCGTACACTGCCTTCATCGGTGTGACATGACGGGTCACGATGTAGCCGACCGCATGGCGGTGTTGCGTGATGAATGGTTCGAGGTCATTGCTGCAGAACGTAAACAGATTGCAGCTAGCGAAGCTGCGATCGAGGAGTTTCGCAAATCGTTTTTGGAGTATGACAATTAAAGGAGTTTATTGTGTTAATCAGATCGCCCGAACAGGCACGACGCATCATGCAGGATATAGCCACGTTAACTCGTGGCCATGTTCGCACACTATCTAACGGTAGACATGACACGTTCATCAAGGTCACGTCACTTGACGGTGATATCGCACTCTGGTCACACGACCTTGATGACTGCGAGATTGTAGTCATGCGTAACAACGCTAACGTCAAACAATACCTGCTCAACCTTGAGCAAAAGAGAAAGGCACGGAAATCAATATGAGTATTCAAACACGACGCACAGAAGCAATGTCAGTATGTACGGCATATTGCGCATTGCAAATCGAACACACAGAGGATTATGAAACAATCACAACCATCCTCTGTGTCTCTGATGATCGAGACGTCGCATGGAAAGTGTTTGTAGGCAACCTGCCTGATGACATCATGGGGTGGCAAAAGCGATATCACCATTGGCATCTGTCTGATTACGAGAAAATCAAACAGATCATCCCAGATATCGAACAGCAGCCATGGGTTATTATCGACATCAAGAAACTTGACTGGTGTGATGTCACGCACGTACACATGCATCACAACTGGGATAAGTTTGATGACATGGTAAAGCTTACCTTTGAACAGAAGGAAGCACTATATGCGCTGTTCGGCGCAGACTGGGACATGACTGGTAGTTCATCCATTCATCTCCAATTCAACAAGGTGGCACTCGTGCCAATTGAAGGAAAATAACCATCGTAGAGGAGGGGTCAAATTTTATACCCCTCCAATTTTTAGAGGGGGGAGGGGTCAGATATTACCCCCCTCATATACATTGAATAATAATCAATGTAATACTTATAATGTATCTGACACAAGGAGTCTAGTCATGGGTAAATTGAAGTTGACAGTCGAGAGCATCGAAGCATTGAGTGACGCACAGAAGGCGGCACTCGTGAGAACTGGCATCATCCGCATCGAGCCAACGCAAGCCGAAGAGAATCTTTGGCAGATTGCATTGGTCATGCTTGACCGCACATACATCGCTGAGTTGCTTGGCTTACAGTTGTCCACGTTCAACACATACATCACTGATGAGTATCGTTGCACCAAAATGAAAGAGAACCTGTTCATTAAACTTGGCACCGTTATCTCACAACGTGACATCACTGTTGTACATAACATCTACACCAAGCTTAGTAAGCATGTAGAGCAAACACATAACAACAAGGTTGTTGCCGAGTTTATCAAGGAACAAGAAGGATAATTAAATGCTACACATTGGAGACAAAGTGTGCAACGTGCGCCGTCCCGACAAAATCGGGACGGTTGTTTCGTTAGAAGCACCGAACAACAAATGGATGACACGACCAGAAGATATGCGCATCATGGTCAAGTATCAACAACTATGCAAGAAGTCAAATGGCACTTGGAAACCCGGCATCATTGATGAATTACCTGTAGATCTTCTCCCTCACGGAGAAGATGTACCAGAAGCGTTTAATCAATATAAACGTAGTGGTGATGAAGGTAAGGTTGGTGGACAAATAAAACAAAATTCAAGACGGAGACGTAAGTTATGACTACCATTTATATATGTACAAGTATAGCCATACTTTCCATCCTATTTCTAATAGGATGGTTTTTTGGTGAGATTTCAAACTATCAACAACGTATCGATGAGGAAGAAAAGTAATGCAAAAACAAATTATCAGTGCATGCGAACTTGCACGTAACGTAATCAAAACATATGAAAAAGCAGCCGGTGAACTTATCACAGGTGTTGAGTTTCATAACAGTGAGAATGGACGGACTAAGCACCGGATAAACATTAATGGCATGCTGGAAGTCAAGTTGTACATGCAACATGAACGTATGACACCGGCTCTGTTTTCCATATATGCCACCATTCACGATGGTCAATGGGTACTTAGAACAGTTGGGTATTTAGATGAAGTCAATGTTGAATACATGAGTACAACGACTGAGCAAACATATACATTCATGCAACTCAAAGAATGGGTTAACGACTTTGTTGACACGGTGTACCAACTTAAAGCAGCTGAAGTACACGGAATTGTAGTTATCCCTTAATTACATGTGAGGGATGCGTCTCACTAACAACGCATGAAAGAGAACACAATGACAACAGAAGAAAAGAAAGTTGCCTACTGGAAGTGGGTCAACGATATGGTTTTCATTAACATGATGGCAAACATGGGTCTGAAAAAAAATCTTAGAAGTGATTTTCAGTCAGAGCTTCCAGACACTGACGATGTGGAAGTCCAATATCAATTCATGCTCAACTACAACACCAACAAAGCACAAGAATTTAATCGTCAACGTGCAGAACTACGAGGATATTAATATGCCACCACTACATCATCACAAACGAATCGTACTTAATTTCGCCTATCTCCATATCCATCCCGGCGGTGGAATAGAGAAAACCATATTGCTTACACCAAGCTTTCAACGTTTTCTTGATCGCGAGGCACGTCAACACTGTGCTGAGTTGCTTGACTTTATTGATGCTCATGTCCCACATGAGTGTCGTAATCGAGAAGGCTTTGATGCTTGGCATATAAATGTACAGCCTACAAAAGAAGAAGAAATTGTATACAAGCAATGGGTTGATTCAATCACACCAATTCCACGACAGACAGGATGGGAGATAATAGATACAAGTAATGGCTAGGTACACCTACCATAATCAAATGCATGACTTTCAGGGCCGAGCAATCGGTCCTGTTGGTGTCTTTAATAACGCTGCTACTGCAAAAGCAGTTGCTTGCGTTCATGTCTTCTGTCAACCAGAGGTTATGCAAATCAGAATCTCACGTTGCCTTGAACATACATACGAGTTCAAGCCATACATGATGGTTTACATGAACATCGTGACTAACAAACCAATGACCAGTAGAAGGAAAGTATTTTAAAATGAGATTTGTACCTGTAGTGCTATACGGATCACTCGTACTTGAAGCACTATTACAAGAACAATTAATAACAAAAGAACATTACGATCATATGTGGGAAAGATTTAAATCTATTAGCGACCCTCTTAATTATGTATTAATTGATCTTAATGAGGTAACTCTTAATCTTGAGAAAGTTGAATCAGAAATGATAATCAATTATATAAGAGCCAGAGAAAACATAACGGACCACGAGTTTTCGTTCAACATCAAAATCGCTATCTAATGTTTGTGTGAGGGGTGCGTCTCACTAACAACGCACAGAAAGAAAAATAATCATGTCTATCGAATTGTACACAAAGTATTTTCGCGAAACTCTTCTCGCTGTTCCTGCTAAAGTAGCAGACGGTACCTTGTACTCGTATGGTGGTTACCATACAACATCACATACAGATACCGTTGAACTCAACGGGCATTACATATCAATGGAGTACAAGCTGCGTATGGACGTAGCTAATGGTGAAGAGAAGACTCTTCATCCTATTCCTCTTGTTCAAATTGAACTGACTATGACATTGCGTCCTGATAAGGATAGCCGTGACACATCTTCAATTATGACTAAGGTAATCAAGGTCGAACTCAATAGTGAGACTCTTGAAGAGCAGATTGATGAGGCGATCCAAACACTGGAGCGCATCATTATAGATGTCAAGTTGCCGACTATTGCCTTTGACTTCTGGAAGTATGTTGCTACTGCAATGCCAGACTTTGAGAAGCAAGTCAGCAAGACGATTGTGTCTAACTACCAACGTCTGTCACGCAAGGACTAAGTAGATGTGAGGGGTGCGACTCACTAACAACGCACAACTACACATTACAAAGGACAACACAATGTATCGAACATGGTATGAACGCAAAATCAAACTCGATGATGGATATCAAGTATCTATTATTTGCAAACAACTGGTTAGTTATGGGGAAGATGAAAAGTTGTTTGAATGCGCTTTGATTGAACCCGATGGCAATGTTGATGATGAATCAGTAACGGGTTATCTAGACTTTTATCAAGTGGCAGAGTACATCAACAAAGCTAAGGAAAAACATAATGACGACAGGAACAGCTGAATATATTAGGCATCACGTATATCGTGATTGCCCTAATTACTCGTTTCCACCATGTAAGTATGGACACACAATGTGTTCATGCACAGATCAAGAAGGTGGCCCGTGTTCTGATGAGTTAGAAGCAGAGAATGATCAAAGAGTTGATGTTTATTATGCAGCTCGCATCATTGATGCCATATACGTCAAGAACAATGACAATTACACACTACTGATTGAGGATGAAGAATAATGGAACACAAGATTTGTTTAGTCAGCGTTGAGATGTTCAACGCACCCGGCATGCTCCGATGGGCACGTCACTTTTACCGCATGACTAACTGCTCCAAGAAAGATAAAAAATATTTCTTGGGTGTCATGGAAGCATGGATACCCGATAAAAAAACAGCCAAGTATTGCCTTGAATGTCCTGACGATGTCATTGAATGGGACTATGAGGAACGCACGGCTACTATCACAGTAAAGGTAACAAAATGAAACCAGAAAATCCAGTGACTTATAAGTTTGAGTATTGGTCAACATACGGTGACTCAACACCTAATCGTCAAGTGCGTTTCTATTTCAAAACGTATCGCAATTCGCCTGATCTTAAAAAAGTCAGGCATCAACTTTTTAGTGACATCGGGTGTACTCGCTTACGTCAAGGTATTGAGCAATCGTACGATGGCAATCAATACCGTGTGTTCAGTGAGCGACACTGTATGGTTGGCTTTGCACATATAGCAACAAAGGATGATGTCAAAATATGAGTGACAACATAATGATACAAGCATGGAATGAAATCATGGCAGATGCACAAGAAGCCGAGGAGTGCATTGTTTCCATGTATAGCATTGAGCCGTATTATGGTGGCCCAGAGGAAGGAGGTTGGTGGGGCAACCTGTACATACTTAGAGAATATGTACGATGTAGCAATCGAGATGCAGCAGAGAATCTACGAACAAAACTGCAAGAGAGATGTTCACAGTTAAATTATGAAGCAAAGATAGCAGACGGGGAACACTGCTTACGTCAGATTGAACGTGCTGATGCACGAGGTGAAGACATTGATGACTATGGTTATGATGGACCAAGTTCATACAATGTAATCATTGAGAAGTTTCCCGGTGAGAATCAAGTAACAGAAAGATCACACTACGAATAATGCCACTCAAAAAACTGACGCCTGAGCAAACAGAATCAATACGCAATCAAGCAAACAACGGCGTAAGTGTAATTGCACTCGCAGCTAAATACAAAGTGTCTCAACAACACATATACAGAATTAAAAGTAATCAACGACGAGACAGAAAGACTAAACAAATGAGTACATACAACGGATGGACTAATTACGCAACATGGTTGTTTTATTTACATCACCAAGAAAATGTAGAGCACTGGTATTACGATGAGCCAGCAAGCACACGTAAAGACCTTGATGAAACACATCTTCAAAATTACTTTGAGGAAATGTATAGCGAACTGATGCATGATGTTGCGAACACTTACATTACTGACGTTTTCAATAACGAGTTGCGTGACGTGAATTGGAGGGAGGTGATGAAGACACTACGAGAAGAAGACGAATCTACTGACGCCAACTGGACAGAAGAAACACAAATACAAAACTACTTAGATCATGTAGCAGAAAACAAAGATAGAGAGAGAAACTAATGACAGCACAACAATACCTCGCTAAATTCGGGCTGGATGCAAATCCAGCCCTTTTTACTAACGTACACAATGGCAAACATATGAAGCCTAAGTACAACTCATACTGCATCTACGATGGAGTGAGTCAACTAGATAAACAATCACGCATTATCTGCGTCATCTCTAATTGCCAGACCAATAATGAGGACTGGAACATCAAGACTGGTGACATGATTCAGTCATACATCATCATGCGTGATGTACATCCACAAGTTGCCATTGACCAACTACTTGATGGTTGTATCTGTGGTAACTGTACACATCGCAAGCGACGCAAGCGTCACACACGTACTGCTAAAGTCAAGGATGTACGTACGTGTTACGTCAACATTGGCAAGGGTACCTCAGCTGTATGGGAGTCATTCCAAAAGGGCAACATACCCATTGTGTCTAGCACTGTTGCTGCTACCATTCAGGTAACTGCTGGCAAAAAACTACGCATGGGTACATACGGTGACCCAGTTGCCGTGCCATTCCCAATCTGGGGTGACATGTTGCGTTATGAGCTTGGTCACACTGGCTACACACACCAGTGGCGTATGCCGATAGCCAAGCCATTCCGTGGTGTGCTTCAAGCATCATGTGACTCATACATTGATCGATGGGAAGCCAAACAGGCTGGTTGGGGTACGTTTCTAGTTCGTCCACACGATGGATATATTGACAAGCGCCACACTGCTTATGCCCGTGGCGCCAAACAATGCCCAAGCGATCCATTCATTAACGAGATGCGAGTAATGCGGAATATGCTGAAAATGCATACTACATGCGATACTTGTCCTGCATCTCTACGCTGTGATGGCGATAGCGATATTGTCATCCGCGCCCATGGTTCAGCTGCACTGTGGGTTTAATTAAACACGAGGTAAATAAACATGTTCTATTCAATAGCAGATTACGACGAGTGGTCAACTGATCACTGGAGCGTACAAGGTCACTACACCAAAGACGGTGATTGCCTATCACCAGCCAACGGTGCGTACTTTATGGCTGCACTTGGTAAACGCATTTTCAAATCAATTGACGTGCATTACACAGATGCAGCAATACGTCGCTTTATCAGTGAAGAAGAAGCACAAGGAGAAGTGAAAGTCACTGAAGATGAAATCATAAACTTCATTGCCTTAGTTCAGTCCGTGTACCACGAACGCACCATAGAAGAATTTAATGAAGCTATGTGGGAATACATCTGTGACTCTACATACAGCGAGTGGAATGACATATTTAGTGCGCATGACTTAGGTTATGCATGCAAGTTAGACGAACCAGAAGGGTGGCCAGTGCCATGACAGTAGAAGAAATTGATCAAGATCAAGAGAATTTTGAGAACGAGTTGCGATGGCTGCGGGAGAAATACCCGCAGTTTTATATTGAAGTATGGGGGCCATACGATTTTGCATTGCAACTTAATCATAATGGATACCCGACTGGAGACGAGCTTGCACAGGCTGCAGCAGACAACTGGGATAAATGGGTAGGTGTAGTTGAAGTATTACACGACACATTTGACGCTCACGTTGGTACGAATTGGGATCGGCTCACACAAGCAATAAAGGAGATTAATAGAGATGACAGATAACTACACATTTGAGCACATGACGCTCACTATTCAATCCATCAACATAGAGTGGTGGTTTGAAATGATAATGGACATGCTCCAATACAATGATTGGCTTAAGAACGTACGAGTAGTAGAACACACAGATACAAACTGGGTGCTTGAGATTATTGATGGTGAATATGAAACACATCTCATATCAGATCTAAACGTATTGGAGCATCTACGTACGTGCTGGGCAAAAGGCGATCGTACGTTCGTAGAACCACAGAATATTGACTACGACATTGTTGACTGCATAGTGCAAGAACTATGCTACGGTGAGTTAGTTTGGGGTTAAGGAGTAACACAATGCCTAATTGGTGCGTTAACACATTTATTGTTTCTGGTGACAACATCGACGATGTAACAAAATGGCAAACAGAAAACACAACTGTAGATAAACATGGTCTTTACCAAGTGGATTTCAATGGGTCAGTACCCATGCCAGATGAAGAAGATGGCAACGACTGGTACACATGGTCTCTGTCTAACTGGGGTACTAAATGGAATGCATGTTACGGATGCATACTAGAGAGCATTGGTAACGATAACGAGTTGCGGTATTCGTTTGACACTGCATGGGGTCCACCACGTGAGTGGTTCATTACTATGAGTGCAAAGTATCCAAAGCTCAACTTTGCAATGCACTACTCAGAACCCGGAATGTGCTTTGCTGGCACTATGACTAGACAAGATGGTTACTTTGATGAAGAACAACGAGTCAATGAAGAGTTGACTGATGAAGATAAAGAAGCCATGGGTTACACACCATGCGAAGCATGTGGTGGATGGGAAGAAGAATGCATGTGTGACTAACACGTGCGGTACACTATAAGTATTACTTTTAAAAATTGAAAGGTTGTTATGTTACAAGAATTAATTAAGCTACTCGACGCAATGAAAGATGGCAGTGAACACGCCGAGGGTTGGGCTAAGTTAGAACCACTCATTGGACTCAATGGGACAATCACACTGTCATGGCCTCAATGGAGATTAAAAATAGTTACATTCAAAATCCCTAGAGATTGGGATGGTTCGACAGAGCAAGTAGATAACATTGAAGCGATGGATAACCTGTATTGGGATAAGTACATGAATATCATATGGAAGACACACACAAATGAGAACGCTCATAAATGGTCAACAATGCAAAAATGCACCGCACCAGAAGTAGTTGACGCATTCCTAAGTGGTAATTGGACTCCACCATGGAAGTGTGGGTATTGCGTGTCAAGACACAAAGGTCAAATCCAACCAAAGTTCTAATGCCTACCCGCAAACGCAATAATCATTACCCTGTGTGTTATCTAATTACTTCAGGTTCATACAGGGTATCTGTCAGTAATCAATTTACTGCAAAGGTCATCTATCAATTGTGGTGTCAAGTTGCTATACAAAAACAAACTACAACTACGGTTACAGTCATGGCCCTAATGAGTCCAACATCGTATGGAACATGGGGGAAGAAACACATCATTCAACTAATTAATGGTGTGTGGAAACAACGACTGGTAGCAAAGTCATTTATAAAACAAGGAGTACAACATGAACAGACAGCAAACGCAGAGTTTAAATTATATGGAGATGAATATGAGTGGAATGCATTTAAAACATACGATGCAATGCCTACACATATTGCAACATCAGTGACTAATGCATTGATGTACCCGCAGATTCTTCAGTTAATCTTACGTGCGCCAACTGCACTTGCAGCTCATGTAGCTATAAAAGTAGAAGGCTTGACTCACTACGATGATGATACAAAAATCACAAACATAAAGGAAGTTTGGAATTTTTTACATCATGAGGTCAAACGATTATGATTACAACGATAAGTACAAAGAACACATTAAAAACAATCCATATGCTGGTTGCCTTGGCGTCATTGCCAACATCATCATTGGGATAATTATGTATTTAGTGTACAGTCGTCTATGAGAAAAAATGCCGAGGCTTTATTACAACAGCAAGTCAAAACCTTACTTACATCTTGTGGTTACACTGTCATAGAAGTCGGTAAAACAAGAGCCAAAACTAAATGCAACTCATGTGGGTCATGGTCTTACCCACGTGGGTGGCAAGGCAACACACTTGGTGCGCCTGATCTATACATACATCACAAGCAATGGCATAAGACTGCCCTCGGCATTGAACTTAAAACAGAGAAAGGAGCTGTAAGAGAAAAACAACAAGAGTTGGCTGACGATAATTTAACTACTATTTGTAGAAGCCTCGACGATGTAATCGTTGCGGTAATAAAGATAGATGACCTATTTAACTTAGATTCAAAACTAAAGAAAGTGACTTGGATAACTTAATGGATTGGGATTTTACATTGGATAATCACGACTGTGATGTGATTACTGAAGCATACGAAAAGTTATATGTACTGGTTAGAACAGCAGAATCTGATGGGTATGACAAAGATTTATTTGACTGTTATATGTCACGAAATGGTGAGTTTACATACCTTCTTACATTTACATCACTATGGAATGCAGAGCAGTATGCAGTCAAACATGAGATGGACAAACACAAATATGTAATTACAGATGTGTCACCTAGTGACATACTCACACGATTTAGATGTATATCAATTGACGGAGAAAAACTACTAGCACTTGCACATAACGGTAGACCAATCATCACGCCGTTAATGCTGCCAACATACAGCCTATACCCGAACGAGAACATGATCTGGCTCTATTACAAGTCAAACAAGACAGGAGATATAGTTCAAGACCGTGACTTTATACTTGCCGATACTGTTCCAGATCGGTTACGCACTGCAATGACAGATGTAGTTGGCATATATCCTGATGACATTTGCAACTACACAATGGTGGGCACAACACTTAAAGATATCAACAAGGAACACGAGTGGTTGTCTTGTCGTGGTATTGAATGGAACATTACAGATGCGATGAGGTTATCCAAATCTCAACGAATAGAAAGAGGAGAAGAATAATGTTTAGTCCACGTGATCACTTTATCAACTTAAAAGGCAAGCAGTACTTGCCAGTCGCAGCTCGTATTGCTTGGTTCCGTGAAGACCATGCAGATTGGACAATCAATACATATCCAGTACCCGATCTTTCGGGTGCTGACTACTGTACATTTGCGGCAGAGATTCTTAATGATGATGGAAAGCTAATTGCAAAAGGGCATAAGACAGAGCATGAAAAACACTTTGCTGATTATAGAGAGAAGGCAGAGACTGGTGCTATTGGACGAGCACTTGCGTTGTGTGGTTACGGAACACTGTTTGCACAGGAACTAGAAGAACCTATTACACCGGCTGGTGAAACTCGTATTGTTGATACACCACAGAAAGTAAAAGTCACTGGAACTGCAACAACACTCACTCCGGGTAAGCAGTTTGCATACGAGTGTAAACGTATATGGGGATCAGGCATCACGCCATCTGACATGAAGCGTGTGTTCTTTAAACTGGCCGGACACACAGACACTAGCGATGAGAATCTTAAGCTGGTAGTTGAGGTGTTGATGGGTTTCAATACACCAGAAGAAGCAGAGTCAGTATTTTTGGCAGAGGAAGAGTAAATGGATACAAGTAAATTTGACATCATTGGTGATAGCTATTACGAGATTGAGACCGGCGAATATGCCGGTCCAGTTGATGGGTGGCTTGGTGAGGAACTGGCATCAGAAGATCAAGTACTCCTTGCAATGCAACGCTTGTTGCAATATGAGACAGAACTTAAAGCACAGCAACTAGCAATGCAGTCTGTTGTAGAACGATGCAAGTCTATGGTCAAAGACAAAGAGCGCAAAGTTCAATGGCTACAGTCTCGTTATGGCGCTCAAATTGCAGATTTTGCCAAGAAGCAGTTGATTGGTAAAGCTAAAACATGGAAGTGTCCATGGGGACAAGTTGCTTTCCGCAACTCGCAACCAACGTTTTCTATTCTTGATGAAGAGAAAGCAGCGTATGTAATTCCATTGTCATTAGGCGCAATCAAGATTGAGCATAAAGTTTACAAAAGTAAGATACCAAAAGAAGTTCAACTTACACTTGTAGATCAATACCCAGATCTGTTCAGTATGACTGAAGCATCTGAAAACTTTAGCATAAAGTCATTGACAGCAACCGATACTGAGGAGTAAGATTGCAGTGCTCCGTACCAATATCCAACGGAGCACAACTACCAAATGGAGGACCACGGACATCAACACCGTGGTCCTTTTGCATCCATAAAGGAAAGAGAATGAGTGACGAATTAGTTTATATAGGTAGCATTCCTGACGCCGTTAGCGTAACCGACGTAGGACTACAGTTTAATCACGATATTGAATACGATCAGTGGCTACGACTAATGGCTACACTTCAACAACTTACAACAGCATTTCAATTTGCAATTGGCGACGCATTAAATTATGGGCAAAAAAGATACGGAGAAAAGTATGCACAGGCTATGGATGCTACTGGTTGCGCTTATCAGAGTCTTGCTAACTGGAGCTGGGTTTCTAGCAATGTTCCTATTGATAACCGCATTGCAGGTATCAGCTGGACTCATCACAGGATTGTCGCGCATGTGGGGACGGAACAACAAAAGCAATTACTAGAATCAGCTAAAGCTCGTAATTTATCTGTAACAGAATTTGAAAGAGAACTCAAAGGTGATCCAGAAGAAGAGAAGAAACCATTAAAACAAATAACTATTCCAGAGGGATGGACTGTTGATGATGCGAACAAAGCACTTGAGATAGTTAGTTCTTATAGACAAGGTCTTGAAAGATTAAGCGCAGCACTAGATGCTGACGATGAACCAGTGCAGAGATATTGCGCTGAATGTCCATATAACAACTAAGGGTAAGGCATGATTACCGTATTCAATGGCAAGTCGTTTGGCTTGTCGGGTGGCAAATCGTCTGGTTTTGTACAGATGGACAGATTGCTTGTTGATCACATAAAGAGTTTTACGCCGTCAGGATTTGTTGTATTCATGGCAATCGTGATGCATGTAGACAACGAGGGTTATTGCTGGCCTAGTATTCGTAGGTTATGTGAATGCACAGGACTTTCTGAGACAACAGTAAAATCCGCATTGCATTATTTGACTGGCATGAAGATAAATGAAAAACGATTGCTTGAAGTCAATGCGAGAACTTCTCCCAATGGGAGAACAACAAGCAATGGATACAAGCTATTTCCTGATTCTATAGATCACAACCCTAATGTAAATGTCACATCGGTCAAGCAAGTAAAAGCAGATACAGCAAAGGAAGATGATCCAGCATTTCCTTTATATCAAGCATTTAAGAAAGCGCGGTGGGGGATAGTGTCTGAGTCAGCAATTACAGACAAGGAGTGGAAAGATGTACGTCTGATTATATGGCAGATGCATAAAGCTGGTGTTACAAGTGAAGACGTATGTACTCGGACAAAAGTATTACTGAGCAAATGGAAGAATGAAGAAATGGTTACAGTTCGTTCACTGTGGAAACATTGGGGGACATATGCTCTTCCACAGCCTTTGATCAACGGTTTACCAACAAGTATTGAGGAGTGGTTCAATGACAATGACAGATAAATTATTAGCGGTTCTTTCTCAATTACCCAGTTCTATTCAGTGGAATGAGACAAGCCAAACTGTGTATCGAGTTGCCATCAATGGTTTAACGGATGAAGATATCAAGGGTGGCTGCCAAAGGATTCTTACACGGTGCAAGTTCAGGCCTACACCTTCAGAGGTTCTTAATTACATTGCTATAGAGAAGTATGGAGATGCCCAACCACACATGGTTACACATGACATCAGTGAGGGAATAAGATTAGGCACTGATCCTAATAAACTTCACCCAACCGTTGTACTTGTATTAAAGAAAACTGGTGGTTATAGGGCGTGGAGAGTTGAGCCACCATTAAAAGGTCAGCAACTACAAGACGTAATTAATGAAGTACACATAGTGAGGTTAACGGAATACATTAATGAACAAAGAAACAAGTAGAAGCCTTGGCTTCAACATAGAAATCCCATCGGACGTTATGAGTGAGCAATCACTTATAGCGTCTGTTCTTCTTGGAGGCAAGAGGTTATTCAAGAGCCTGTCACACATCGACAAGGGAATGTTCTACAGGGTCGCTCACAGCCTCATCTGGGAGGCTTATCTTACTATTGATGCATCTGGTCAAGACATCGATATTGTTACTGTAAATGAGGAGCTGACAAGGCGTAATGCACTAGAGGCTTGTGGTGGACTTGGATACATTATGCAATGTGCTGAGTTACTCCCATCAACGTCAAACTACGAAAGTTACGTTAAGTTAGTAACTGACTATCACCGACGCCGTGAGATTATCTTCTCGTCAGAATTAGCAAGCAAGAAAGCATCTGATTGCGACTCAGACATTGACAAAATTATCGCTGATTTAAATAACTCTGTTACGTTTATTAACTCCGGAAACTCTACGGACGATTTATCTAAACTAATATGGGATACAACTAATGAGGCAATTTCTAGGGAGAATGATAAAACAGACTTTTCTATAGATTCTGGTTACAATTCAATAGATTCAATTACAGGAGGGTGGAGAAATGGAGAATTGATTATTTTAGGGGGAAGGCCATCGATGGGTAAGTCTAGTCTTGGATTGCAATATGCATGGAATGCAGCTAAGTTCATGAGGAGCTTAGAAGAAAAGACCGGAGTACTCATTGTAAGTGCAGAGATGTCAAAAGATATGGTTACTGCACGTATGTTGTCAATCTACAGTGAAGTGGATAGTCAAGTTATACAGACTAAGAAACTGAATAACTACCAAAAGGATCAGCTACACACAGTAGCTAGAGAGGCTAAGACACTTAATGTTAGGATTGTTGCAGATAAAACTGTCACCCTTGGAGGAATCAGAGATGCCATTGCATCCACACAAAAATCTTTTCATGTTGGCTTGGTGGTTGTTGATTACCTACAGATGATTGCTATGCCTAGTTCGTACAAGTCTGAAAACAGAACTAGAGATATTGGAGTTATAAGTCGTGGGCTTAAAGATATTGCACGTGAGTTTGCGTGTCCTGTTATTGCTCTTTCTAGTTTGTCTCGCGCTGTAGAACAACGGCAAGATAAACGCCCTATGATGTCCGATTTAAGAGAATCTGGTGATATCGAATCAGACGCAGATGTCATACAGTTTATCTATCGTGCTGGTTACTACGATAAAAAGAATGAAGGAGATTATGAAGAGCCGTCTGATAAAGCTGAAGTGATTACAGCCAAAAACAGAAATGGCAGAACCGGGGTGTCACTGCTTGAGTTTCATCCCCAGTTTGCCAAGTTCACTGATTATGGTTTAGACAGTCTTCTTTAGATAGACTTTCTTTTGATCACTATTAGGAATGCAATCAAGATCAAAACTACGAGCAAGGTCTCTAATTGCTGCATACGATTTACCATCTCGTAGAATACATTGAACGGCCAGTGGCTCACCATTGAGCACTGGCCCATCTTCCCAAGCCAGTACAGCATTGTCCCCAGCGACAAGCCGAACAAAGTCACGCACAGGCGCGTAAGTCTTTCCGTTCTGTAATAAGGCAACAATGTGGTTGTCTCCGTACACAATCTTCCAATCCTGCCCAGCCTGAATCATTGACCAAGGTCGTATAAAACGCACAGTGTTTTTATTGCGACTCCCATACAACGGTCGGTGGGCTACTTCATATCCATTGCGACTACCATTGTTATTGCTATTTCCCTCAATGGATTTCCAAATACCATCTTCATCCTGTCCTTCAACAATTCCTATGTGAAATGCATCTTGACGTCCGTTCTTCAACGTCTTTACCAAGATGACTAAATCACCGGCCATTGGAGCTGTATGTAAAACGCCATGCTTTTTAGCTACAGCCAGCCAGACATCGCAGTCTGCACTAAAACACAATGGCCAATCTAATCCTGATTTAAATTCCCACTCCAAAGCAACCCCGCTTACAAACGATGCGCACCAATAGCTTCCGAGCGGTGCATTGACAGATGTGTTCCATCTATCAATCATCGGTCCGCAATTACTACCCATCGGATCTTCTTTTATACCAATGTATTTTTGAGCTATTTCTACAAATAATTGCTTACTCATTAGTCTGTCATTCTTCCTGTTATAAAGTCACTTGGCACATTGAACTTAGGTTGTGGTTGACGATCCTTAATTTTAGTAAGGTAATCAGGATTAATAGTACTCTCACGTAGTACTGCTGCATCAGGGATGCCCCGCATTTTATCTGAACCCCATGCTGATTCTTTGCCATATCCACCGCTTTCTGGTATTCCATATAGTAATGCTGACAAACCAAATTTTTTAACAACTGCAGCAGCATTTGGATAGTTGTATTTGTACTTTCTAGTTAAGAATTCAAATTGCTTGCCAGACATACCTGCTCTATCTTCTTTTGTAATCAGGTCATTTAGGTAGTAATCGCCCATTCGTCCTTCTTGTCCAAATATTCTTGTAAATGCTGGAAACTGATACTGAACAAGATCTGGATTATTTTCTCCCTGAATAGGTAATACATGCTGTGAATAACCTAATTCCTCCATATCTTTTAGTGCTGTTTGAACCTGCAGGTTAGTCAACATGGATAGTGCATACCGAGATATTCCATTTGGGAACAACTTGGTAAGGGCTTTTATAAGAGGATATGACGGATTGTAAATAGCTGGCGCTAATTTTTTAATCTCACGATTATATTTGTCAGCAAGGACAGTGTTGCCACTTTTTTTAGCATCGTCGGCCAATTCCCTGTAACGCTCAATTTTTCTTTCCGTCTCCACCCATGTTTTTAATCCGGGAGCTTTTTGTAAAGCTGCTTCTTCAACATACGTTCGACCACTAGCAAGTTGTTTTATGCCTTGTATTGGAGGACCAAAACGCCCTTCAATATTTGATTTATATACTTCAGATGCATATTTTGCTGCCTTTTGCTCAGTTGATGCATTAGGTTCATTTGTCGCTTGAATATAAGGCGTCAGAAACAAACGTTTGTACAAAGTAAATATTGCTGGCATTTGCCATTGCAATGTATTAGCAGCCCGTACAATACCATAATCAGGATTAGTCGGGTCCCACCATTTTTGTTGATCTATACGCAATTTAGATGCTAAATCAACACCTTCGCTATTTAATACGGGTGCATTAATTTTTCGCCAATCTAAAAAGTCCACGTATTTACCATCATTTATCTCGTGTAATTGTCGTCGTTCAGCATATAAACCCATAAGCTGTAACACAGAACCAATAATTCCAGCTTGAGCAAATGAGTTAACAAATGTTAAAAAATGCTGTTTAAATACGTCTTTTGAGCGCAATGATCTAAACCATTTCTGCTCAGGAGCTGTATCGATAACATCAAAGCCAACTCCAAAAATATCCATTTTTTGTGTCGCTGCACGAGACACATAATTGACTCCTTCTGCAACATACATTTTCGCCATCGACGGAAGATATGTTTGCATCATTAAAGAGTTAAACCAGTTTGGAGATGTATAAATCGTTCTAAGTGTCTGATTAAACAAGTTCTGGTTATCAGACATCATCAAATTGTTACCAGTCGGATGACCTGTTACTACGTTTAAAAACACAGCATAATCACGCTTGGCCTGATCTCGTTGATAATCGTATGAATAATCATAACTCTGGTCAACATACGCAGAAAACTCTAAGAATGACTTGACTCTCAAGATATCTGTTGATAATGCTCCTGCTCGTTCCCACATGTTGACAAATGGTATGCGTCTAGCCAAAACGCCTTCACCAATATTTTCAGCCTGTGTTGTTGCAATAGGCATTTCAAATGGGTTAATCGTAGGATCAATTAACTTAGCTGCCTCATAATTCCTAAACCAATCCCCATATGTTGTTTTTAAACCGTATTCAGCTAAGTCATTCCATCCATATGTCTGATTAATTTGGCGTTTATGTACACCCGGTATTCCGTATCCTATGACGTTTCCCTTAGTGCCATACTTGTTGAGGTAGTTGAACATTTTTGCATGGTATTGCATATCACCCCATGCTAAGTCTGGTCTATGCCCAAGGGCAAAATTTAAAAACTTACCAGTACCAGTTGTTGGTGTGCCAAAAATCTTTGATCCCGGTGCCCATGCGTTTGGCAAGAATGCTGATAATCCCCAGAACTGTGCTGCAAAGTTTTTAGGATTCATAGCTGTTAATCGATAGTTCTGTAGCATTACACGAGCAAAGTCGCCACTTAAAATTAATGCTTTAGCTCCAGAAGTCAACTCATGGTAGATTCCCAAAGCCGTAACAGCTCCACGCTTAGTGAATGGATTATTTAAAAATGGCATGCTTGCAACGCCACCTGTAGGTACACCTATGGTAGATGGATGAGGAGTAGGAGAACCAGTTGGTCCGCTTGCACTAAACATAGTTCTAGAAACGTAGTCGTAATCAGCATCAGGAATGCTTACGTAGATATCTCTATCTTTTGCTGTTACCCCAACCTTAGTAATAGATGGATCAGACTCGCGTTTTAGGATAACGCGTTGTGGTTGCGGAACAGACAGAGCCTTCTCAAGTGCACGTGTAGATGCTGTTTGATTATATTGATCTCTTAACGCTGGGTCTTGTGCTTGTTCTGGAGACAAATCAAATGGCATTTTAAAATATGCCACTTCCTCTGGTGTCATTTCTTGATTATCGTAATGCCTCTCTTCTACACCATCACTCATCCACGTTTTCGTTCTATTGTGCTCAACGCGTGGATTTTCCATAGCATCAGCAATACTAGCTTCCTTATCGCCTTCCAATAGGCGTTGCCTAGCTAAAGTATCTGTAGCGTTCTTTCTCTTCCATGCATTTGGGACCTGACCACTGTCATCAATTAATGCACGGCTAACTAATAGTTTTGCAATATGCACTTCGCGAGGAACAATCACGGTATTACCAACGGAGTCTTTTGCAGTTTGTTCTAATGATGGATTACTTAAGAATGCACGGCGCAGTAAGTCATTAACTGGTTGTTGTAGCAGTCGTTGATTGTTTACCCATACGTCCTGATTTTCACCTGTAATATAACCACTCTTGTATGAATGCTGTAATTCACTTACATTAATCTTCTCGTACTGATCACCGAATTGGGTGTTTCTATTGTCCATAGACTTACCAGTTTTGTTTACCCTGAAGATTCGCAAGTTAGGAGTTAATTGATTTCCGTCTTCATCATGAGTACGGCTGTCTATTCCAAATGGTCGTACAACATCAATACTTCCACTAGAGTTCAACGCATTGCGTTCTTCTGGAGATAGGTTTAAGTCCCGTAGTGCATATGGAGTAGGTTCATTTGTTGTAGAACGTAACGCTACTTGGCGGTTTGGATTGTACAACGCGAACATCTGACTGAATGGACTAGCGTCAATATAAGCACCTGTGCTCACATCACGAGCAACGGATTCTACAAAGTTGCGTGGATTATTTAGGTTGACTCTAAATGTTGCACCATCTGGACTTTGAACAATTACAGACGTCGTATTACCAGTAGCTCCTCTAAAAGACTCTTGTCCATCTAGTAATGACCAGTCTTTCCATGCATATAATGCTCTGCCTAGTTCACGACTTTGAGCATCAAGTGTATGCGCTACAGCAAGAAACTCACTAAATGCGCTGTTTTTTGCTTGTACTGCAAGTCGATATCGTTCACGTTCTTCAACGTCATATACTATGTCACCATAGTTGTTCACATCGGTGTCAGAAGTTAACCGCTGTAAGAACAACCGTTTGCTTTCAACTGAGTTGCCATATGCAGCATTCATAAGAGAATCAAGTGCATACATTGCCATTGTTGGCTTAGCGGAGTTTAACTCATATGGTGCGTCAATCTTTCCAGTTTCAATGAAAGGTAAAAGGACGTTATTCCATAAATTGTCATACGATGTGTACACGCTAGTCAGGTCACTATTTGACAGTGATAGGCGATCATTTCGTAAAACTTGCAACATCATGTCACGGACATGATACTCAGAACCATCCTCTAGTGTTACTGAATCAGGAATACCAGCAAGTCCAAGTGCCCTGTCAATACGTATGTTTGGAGAAACACGCACGTCACCACGAGTGTTTAACGCCACATATGCATCAGCGAGCTTGTTGCGTAGGACGTCCATGTCACCTTCATCGCCAAGCATTGACTTAAATACTGTGTACATTGCATCCATCTCAACAGAATTAGGTTCAATTGTAAATGAGGTAGTTTGATACGTATCCGCAGCGTCGTGTCTGAACAACATTTGCTCTGCAATATATGGCGCAAGCACATTACTGATTTCATCATTTAGAGACTGAATAAATCGTTCGCCTTCTTCTGTCAACACCTGCTCGCCATCTATATCAACACTAAATTCATTAAGAAGCATCTTAGATACAACAGCCTCAAACTGAGCTGCTCCATCTAAAACTAATGGCTGCATAGATGTCCGACTTGCCTTAATTGCTTTGTATTCTGAACTCTTGAAGTACGTATTAAGCGCTTCACCTAAAGGGGTTTGTGTACGCAAAGTAAACGACTTGGCATCTCCAGTAAGCAATTTCCCTTGTAACTCAACTTGCTTTTTCCATCGCACATTACCCGTGGTGTTGTACACAACACGTCCTAATTTACGTGTTAGGTCATACACAAGAGCCGAGAATTTAGGATCAAACTCTTGTGTGTATCCAACAAGAATTGGATCATACTGACTTTGAGCGTCAGGTCGCAATGCACCTTCTCCAACCAAAAATCGGAACTGAGTAGGGAAGTTCTTCTGTGCTCGCGTAGGTCCTCCAACACGTGCAACAACAGGCGCTTCGACTATATATGCATACTCATGCTGCCCAGCTACAGCATAATCTAAAACCCGTGGGTTGTCAGATTGCACACGGACACGTGGTTTAAACCATCCATCTTCATCGGCCTCACCGCGAACCCATATATTATCTTTATCAAAGAACACAGGATCAAATCCAGCAGTTATAGCCTCATCAAATGTACGGAATCGCGTCTTGATAACCATCTCTTTGACTTGCCCGGAGAATGATCGTGATGGCATAGAATCTGACGATATTACGTTTGTGTCATTGCGACCATTTTCAGGAAATACTTCTATAGTAGAAAGCATGTCGGGGTTCTGAACTAAATATGTACGCAATTCACCATTCTCAAACGGTAACCACGTAGCACCCACAGAATCACCAATTTGACCATCATGTTTAAAACCAAATCTAAATCTACTACCAGCAAAATCACCAATAGTATTCAATGTCAAACTATCTTCAAGTCCTGTTATTAACTGCGTAGGAGACATGATAGCGGATCTTGTCTCTGGTCGGTTAGGTATGTTGATCCTTAAGTAATCATCTTTACGCAACTGCGCAAATTCAATTGACCTCGTAAATCCTGTTCTTGGATTTAAAGCGTTTAATGTAAATTGCTTTGGATTATGAACACGCGAAAATTCATACTTTTGTATCGGCACACGTGAATACCATGCAGCATGTGGTGTACCACTAACATCCTTAATGATGTCTAATGGACGCCTGTTAGATATCTGTCGCATTACATAACGCAATGTCGATCGCATTTGCTGGAACACTTCAAGTGTTGCCATGTCAACAGATGCAGCAGCGTTTTTTGAAATAGGTACGGTGTAATCAGAAATGAAGTTCATCATACTTGTAACGAACTTTTCGTGACCGTGAGATATCCATCCTTCCGAAAGGTCTTGTCCATTAAACGTTAATCCCTTGAGTGGAGCTAATGCTTCATTTAGTGGCAATGTGGATGACTCTTTAGCAACGCGAACTTGCAAAGCCAACGCCAACTCTGCGTTGTTGCGCTTGTCTAACACCTTTTGTATTTCGTCTATCTTGGTTGGTATTGCATCACGCAACATCCTGTTATCTTTACGAGCTGGTGCAAGCGCCTCATTTAAAGCATCAACTGCCAATCCACCCTTAGTTGCCAATTGATCCATAAACGCAACTTGAGTTGGGTCATCCATGCCTGTAAATAATGGGTGAAACATCTCGTGAACAAGTGTAAGAGTAGAGCGATATTTACTGTTTCCATTGCTACCAATGTATAGCAATGACCCAAGTGCTTTCTTTTGGTTTGTTTGCAACGTCTGCGTAAATCCATACACGTCGCGTTTATCAACAAACAATGTTGCCTTGGCGTTTGCTGTTTCCAAGATTTCATCGTTAACCAAGTAAATCTTGTTATGTGAAGTGTAGTATTGTTTCTTATACTTAGCAGTCAAATAAGACATGACATATGTCTTTTGAGCTGGATCTAAATCAGATAGGAATCGCGTAGCCAAAGTGGTTGGCTCCATAAGCCTATTAATACTTTGCTCACTGATGTTGAGTACACGCATCGCCTCTGCAATATCTGACTTAAATTCATTACTATTAGAATTAATTTTGACCTCTAAATGATCAACAGCAAACGAATTTGCATGAATGTCATATAAATTAGCCAAGTTATCAGCAAGTTGCTGTATTGCCACGCGTTCCATTTGTTGCTTAGTTTCAGCAGAACGTCGCGAGTCTCCAGTCTCACCCATTGCGTAATCATTGTATGCGTCACGAGCGCGAGTTATCGCTTCAATAATTGGTTTTTCGCGCTCAGTTGCGGATTCAATTGGAGGCAATTGATTATTGAGCACATCATTGTAAAGTGATACTAGTTGAGCAGCTGTGTCAATAGGAATGTCTGACATGCGCAATGGCAAGTGTGCTAAACGCACTTGTGCATGATTCACAACCGGATCATTAGATGCTGCCGAATATGCAGATGCATCGTCGTTACCAGATTTAAATTGAATACCCTTTGTGCTAAGTGTCGATAGTAATCGCCTTGCCGTGAACGCAGGGTCACTGTCAACACGTAGATCATACGAGGAGCCGATCTGTGCTGACAATGGAGTATCAACTAATGCATTATTAGTTTCAGGATTAAGCATATTCATGACTGAGTCAATTAATGCTGCTTTCTCTTCTGGGTTTGAAATTACAATAATGTCATTTAAACGCTGACGTAAATTGTCGTAATATTTTTCAATAGTCTTGCCAGTAAACGTTGCGACTTCCGGCATAGTCTCAAGTTCATATATTGCAGCTTCAACCGCTAGTTTCAATGTTCTGTTAGCACGAGGCAATACGTCTGTCTGTAATTTGCGCAAAGCCATACGTGTAAACTTGCGTACATATGTCGCACTATCGTCATCCATAAGCAAATTGGTGAACTTACCATTCGCCTTCTTAAGCTTTTCTGCCATGTATGTTGGATCAGCGTAAGAATCTGAAATAGCCTTTTTTATAGCAGTTTGGTTTTGTTCTAATGAATTAACAGCTGCTTCAACATCTGCATACTTAAAATTGCGAGCAAGCATAGTGCGCATCAGTACTCGCATGCCTTGAAGGTTTTGAGCAGTATACGCAACAATGCTTTGATCTTCAGGTTTTTCAATTGTAATCATTCCACCAAAACTATCTGGAGATGAAATGACCTCGGCAGCTATTTGTGGAACATCACTAACAAATGCTCGAACAGAAGGATCCATGCTATCAACCGAGACAACCATCATGTCATCATCGGTTACATTAACCGGCTCTGACTTATTCGATGGATTTAATGCGTCAATAGAAGCAATAGACTTAGCTACTTCAGGACTAATCTTATACTTTTCAGCAAAAACTTCTGGAGATAAAGAACCTAACTGCAACTCAATAACATCAGTCATCGATGCCGACGCAAATGCTTCAGCTTCAGCCATACCTGAACGTAATCTACGAACTTCATCTGTTGCAAGAATATTACGCACAGATGAGTCAGTAGTTAAACTGCTGGCAATCTCATTGGTAACAGCGCTGTTAGAGCGAGCCAAACTCATATACATTTGATGCAAGCTAAGCATGTCTTCGATAGATATAGATGACGGGTCAAGTTTCTGTAATTCAGCTTTTAATTTAACACCTGCTGTATCTAGCCGATCATATAAAGTCTGAAGAGGAGTAGTCGATCTTTCCGTTGCATCCTGCGCTTCTTTAAGTTGCTTCTGTAATGCTTGTCTTTGCTCAAGTAGTAAATCAATATTCCCGCCGTCTCGACGGGCATTGGCTAGTTGTTGATCTACCTTGCGCACCTCAGAAGCCCAGAACATAACATCTTCATCTGGTAATGTGCCAGTCTCGCCAGAAGCAGAAGTTGCTTCACCTTCTGCCTCAGCCCTGCTACCATCTCTCTCAAACTCATTTGACACAACCTGTATGTCATCTGTAGATATAATTCGCCTTCGCAAATCAACGATCTTAGATAAGAAATCATCAATTGCTTCTCCGAGTGGAGTAGTTTCTTTGAAGCCAGAAATGTCAGCGCCAAAGATTTCAGTGCGAATGATGGCTGCGTCAGATTCACCAATAAGCTGAGTCTCTGGTTGCATTGAGCGCAACATCTGCAAAGTAGTTGTGGTAAGTTTGAAAATAGAATTAAATTCTTCAGCAATCAATCTGTCACGCTCTGCGTACAATGTACGTTTTGCGTCAACATCATCTGGGTTGTCACGATTTAATCTCTCAATCCTTGCACGTACATCACGTAGGCGTGGACTATTATCAATTCTGCTTTTTAAGTTTGTAAACGATCTATCTATACCAAAGAGTTGATTTGCTTGTTTAGCAAAAGTTTCAAATAAAGCAATGTGCTTTCGCTGTTGCGCTTCAGATAAAGTCATTCCGCTTTCTTTAACGAGATTACTTAACGACTTATCGTAATGACGTTCAGCGCTAAGTGCCTTTAAGTTAGCTGGTTGGTCTTCTGCAACAACTTCTCCATTGACAACAATGTCTTTCCGTAGTCGAGCATCACGAGGTCCATCACTGTCATATTCTGATAATGCTTCGACATCACTAGGTAGTAACATATCGAGTTCTTGCACTACAGATGTAATCTTGCCAATCGCATCAGACTTCTGCTCACTTGAGAGATTTGGATTCTCTTCAATGGCGCTGATGATTTGGTCATGGAAAGCGCGTAATTCAGGAGCATACGAAATATTATTCGTTTGTTCTGTCCTGCCTTCTGCATCACGCATAAAATCGCCAGAAGAAATCTTGTTGTTAATTTGATCAACAACGACTTGTGGCAAGAATGTGTCATACATATATGACATGGCATCATTCTGGAAGTTGATTGCTTCAAGCCTGTTAGTCCGCAATCCACGCCTTACCATTGCCCTAGTCGTGTCATTAGCCATGTGGAACATAAACTCTAATCCTGCATTACGCAAGCGAGCATATACGACATCGGACATTTTGTATTTTTGTGTTTGTCCCTCTACCTCAACTTCACGTGTTGATGTAATCAGTTCACGAATGTCTTTGATTGCCTTGTCAAACTTAGCTTCAGATCCCCAGAAATCAAGAATTGAATCAGGAAGAATACTGTCTCCACGAACAAGACTTCTAATACCTGCGTCTTGAACTGCACTAATAGCTCTACCCAATGTTGCCTGTGCAGCATGATTTGAACCAGATAGTTTTGTTATATGCCACAGATCCTGCATGTAGTAAAACACATGTGGGGCTATGCCACGTAAGTTTTGAGCAAACTCAATAATCTTTGCCTTGCTTAGGTTTGCAATGTCTGCATCTAAACTGCGAACGGCAGCTTTGAATAAATCCTCATCACCCATTGTTTCAGCTCGCATCATCAACATGTTCATGCGACGAGCAATCTGAAGCATGCCAGCCTTTTGCGAGATAGTGCGTGGAGTGGCTGCAAACCTAGTGCCATTAATTGCTGCTACCGATGCCCAGATAGCATGGACACCATATAGAGTCTGATTAAATCCCCTACTTGAGAAGATTTCAGTAGCCTTCCTAAATTTAGCAATAGGAACTTCTTTACCCGGAGCCATGATTTCATTCATGACTTGCGCCATCACGTCATAAACACCTTCTGGCGTGTTACGTGTAGCCCACTCAATAAGTCCTAACTGTACGCCTTCAACAGTAGCACGACTATTTACGATTGCGTCAAGCAGAACATCAAAGATTTTTTCTGGAGAAGCATTAGCAATTTCTTGTTTTCGATCTACTGTTTCGGTTGCAGTTAATAATCGTGCAATGGCTTCTTCGTCCGAGATTGTCATTTCAACGGGACGTAATAGATTTTTATTAGATCCAGAAGCGTATTGATCAAATTGTGACTGAAGTGTTTCACGGCTTATATTTTTATCAGACAGAATAAATCTATCTGCAGAAAGTGTGTACGCAGCACCAGTAGGATCGGTAATGTCCTTTACCGTAGCCATACCGTTGTCTGCTTTTACTACAACACCCTCTGTTACGTCATTAGGGTTTGTCTCATCACTCGCAAAAAGTACTCGATCTCCAGCCTTTAACTCAACATCATTTACATAACGACCTGTTTCTGGATCTAAGCGCAATGCCTTATCACCAGTCAACCTGTTCCCGGAAACTTCATCGATAAGCACAGACATAATCTCTTGTGCTTTGACTGCATCAGGTGCATCTGATTCTAGAATCTCGCGTACGACACCTTGGATTTCAGTTGGCATTTCAACACGTGTGCGTGTGCCAAGATTATGTACGTCAGCGTCAATGTACCCTTTGCCATTCTTTACAAAGGATTGCGCCTGTGAAAGAACCGTTCTTGTTTGTAGCTCTGGAGTCTGAGCAATATCAGATTCTGTAAGTGGAGCAAGTTTTTGATTTCTAGTTTCAGTAATTCGACCAAGCGCTACGCCGCCGTCAGGCAATTGATACAAACCAATAGGCGTTTGTAATCCAATAGTATCAACTAACCTACCATTAACCTGTTCTGTTGTCGTAAACTGAATGCGACTAGGGAAGTTTTCGCTTTCGCCAATATCAAGGACTGATTCTTTATTCGCAACATCGCGACGCATCCCAGTACGGGTATACACTTCATTGAGTGCGTTAAGTAATCCTTGAGTACCGGGTATACCAGATAAGTCTTTTTGCACTTCCTCGAACGACGCATAAGTGTAAGTGACATCGGTAACTCGCTCGCCAGTACGACCTGATGTACCCTTTGATTCTTTGATAACAATCGTGCCGTCTGGACGAATGGCACCAATAGCTTTAGATACGCCACCACGTATCCACATGTTGCTCCGAGGAGAAAACTCTGCTTTGAGTGACCGCATGACATTTGTCAAACGTTCGATTCTAGCGTTAGCACTTAACTTATCCTGATTGATTGGATCAATGATCCGTACGTCTTCTAATCCAGCTTCACCCCTGTGTAACGTAGCGTCACTAAATCGTTTGTTATAAACAATATATTCAGGTTGACCATCCTGCTCACCAATTTTGATGGCAAAGAACTTTTTGTCTGGTTGCTGTTCTAGAGCTGCTTCTTCTCCAGCAAATTTAGCACCACGTTGCATCATGTCATATTCAGCTGCAATCGCTGGTTCTAATTGACGCGCTAATTGCGTAACAGCTTTTTTGCGGAATGCTGGATCAATTGGAAATAGATTTTTATTTACTGGCATTTGATGTAATGGGCTATCAAATGGCAAACTTTCATTGTCCCCGCGAACACGCATCTGTCTGATTGCTGCATCAGCAGTACTGGAATTAGTACTCTTGCCGTTTAAAATTTCAAAAAATATTTGGTCAAGAGATTTTATTGTTGGTGCTGATCTATCCTGTTGTTGAAACTCCTGTGCAGCCATTTCATATACCATTGATGTCACGCGCTGTAAGTCTTGGTTGTTAGCACCTCGACCACCACGGAGTGTTTCATATCTGGAATTAACACCAAGTGCATGAAAAGACGCATTATCAATAGCATCCATTGCTGCAAATCTTGCCTGACTTTTAATGTCAGTGCCTCGATTTAAATTATTAGCAAACATAGGCTGTAAAGCCTTGTGTGGTCTGACTGCAACAGCTGTCAGTAATGCAGTAGTTGCCCACTCTTTAGCCGTAGGAGCTTGAACCTTGTCGTTAAACTTAGAACCAATTGTCCTAGCAACCGGATCAAATAAGTTAGTTAAACCAAACGCAACGTCAGGAATGACTTCGGACTGCAAACGTGTGTACTCATTTAATAAATTCTTTCCCTCAATCGAGGCTGGATTTACTTTTGCTATGCGTCCAAATACACCAGCCTTGCCCAATTGCTTGCTAAGGCGGAACATCTGACCAGCGTCTTTATATAAACTTGGCGCACCAAGACCAAACATTCCGAGCGTCATAGCCATGCTCTGTGCTTGCATGTCTTCGCCTTGATTTATTTCTTGACGTAATTCGTACTCACCGGATGCAGACCCTTCACGTTGTGCTGCTTCCAATGGGTTTGCAACATCTTGCAGCAACTGATTGTTAGTACCTGCACCAACGGCTCCAACTGCGGTAGGTAGCAACATGCCACCTGCGCGAGCAATATTTAATTGGAGGCTGTTTTGTATAACTGGCATCAACGTCTTAGCAACAGCGTTACCAACGACCTGCATACCGTAAAGGTTAGCCATGGCTAATGGTGCTTGCTGAGTTACGTTTAATGCTGTGATACGTGCTTTTTGACGTTCGAGATTTTCTGGGTCACCTGTTAAATCGGTGTACCATTGATTGATTCCTAATGCGTCATAGTTGCGTTGTTTTTCATCAGCTTGAGATTTGGCTTCTTCTTCTGATTTACCTAGTCCACCTGCAAACTGACTTACCTTATTTCCAATATTTCCACCGATAACGGCAGGAGATGCTAATGCTTGTGTCGTACCCGCAGCTGATCCAGAAAATGCCTCAAGAAAAGGGTCGATATCTTCTCCCTTTTCAGCTTTCTTCTGTAACGATTTCGTTAATTGCTCTTCCCAACCCGGTTGACCAGTAAGTCGCATGGCCATACCAGTAGGAGCTGTAGCTGCAGAGGCCATATTTCCATAAACAGTACCGGCAACAGACTTTACTCCAGCTAACCCTTCAGTTAGCCAATCAGGTGTTTGACTGCGTTTAAAAGATTCTTTACGTAGCTGGTAATCTAAATCAGATTTTCTTTCACCTCGTTGATAGGTAACTTCTTCAGGATCTAATCCAGCTTGACGACCAAGAACTGTCTTAGGGCCTTTTGTTTTTCGGGCCTCCATCAACTTGTTGCTAAATTGGTTGACTAGATTATCTCTAGTCTTTTTATCAATAAAGCCTTGGCGGTACCCGTCTTCAATTTGTTGTTGTGATTGATTGTTTAGGACAGATGTGTAATTAGGACTGCGTAACTTATTAACTATCGGATCTAATGTATTACGCTTAAACTCAGAACTTTTGCGTTGCGCCTGTGCTATGGCGCGAGCATTTTGATTAGGGTCAAAAGCTACACCATATTTAAATGATCGCCCTCTAATGTTTTTCTTTAAATCATCCTCAATCTGCATCTTATTGAGCAATAACTGATGCATTTCAGACTCTGGATGCCAATTGCCGATATTGAAAAGATCTTCATTAGGTTTTGCTTGCATAAATAGTTATATCCTGATTTCTAATTGCCGCCATTTACAATTTTGTCCAAATCTTGTCGGTCTTGCTCAAGTGATCTTAAAAGCACAACGTCATCATCAGTGTCTAATAACGGGTTGTTACCTTGGCCTTTTTTCTTCGCTTGAACTACTTCTCTTTGTCTTTTTATGCCAGCTCTAATCCCCTCATATCTCGCCTTGAGTATTGACGTTGATTTTGCTTCCTTGTATTTATTAATTGCCTTTAATGGGTCACTAGTGTCAGTAATAAGGTGTTTACGTTGCTCGCTAGTCATAACTCTTGTAGTTGTGTCTACAATTGCTTTAGCCACCTCAATAGGTATCCGTTGTTTTGTTTTTGGTTGTGTAAACCCAATTTCCTCAAGTGTAGTTGGATTACCTGATGCCAACGTTCCAACAAGTCTGTTATATTCATTGTTGTAATTTTGATCAACGTCTGCAAGTGTTCCAGTGAAATATCCTTGAGTAGCAGCACTAGCTGTTTTTTCGGCAGCTCCAATTGCTCCGGCTTTGCCAAGTTCAGCAATTGCTTTTTGGTTGAGACGATTTAATCTATTTTGCTCTGCTTCAAATGCCTTATCCTTTTCATCCTTAATTGCTGCATAATTATCTTTAATCGCACCAGTTTGCTGAGCTGTCCAATCAGATACAACTTTAGGGTCAACAGAAATAAATGGCATCATAGCAGCTTTTAATGCAGCTCCACCATCAGCGGGTGTTTGCGGATTTCCATCTGCATCTAACGGCCAGTTTGCTGGATCATCGCCTATGAGACCCCTTTGCACGTCTGCAACTGTGCGCCCCATTTTACGAGCAGTAGATTGAAATGCTTGACCAATCGGACCGTACATTCCCTGCACAACTTTTCCATAATCCACTGATGGCAATGATGCATTTATATCTACAAGGCCTCTGTTATTTAACTGTGGGCGACTAAGATTTTGTGGGCCAACTAATGCTGAAAGGTTTCTTTCCTTAAACCCTTCCATCATAACTTTGTATTCATCTGGCGTTAATTCATGTTCTTTACCCGGTGCAATAGATAATCCTAATCCAGATAAATACGTAGATAGACCCGCGTCAATACCAACATTTCCATTAGGTAGTTGCACTGGTGCAGACGGTGGTATTGCACCAGTTTGTTGGCCACCAATTAAACCAGTAGGTTTTATTGGACCAAGATTACCTGCCTGTATACCTTGTGGACTAAATGACGACATTGGTAATGTAGTCTGTGATTGTGCCATACCTGTAGGTGCTGGTGCTCCGGGCACATTAAAGGTTTGCTGTACAGGTGCTCCGGGAACATTGAATCCACCCTGTTGCTGTTGTGCTTGTGCTTGTGGGCCTTCTTGACCGAACGTCATTAATCTTTCAATCTGTTCTGGACTCAATCCAAATGTAGAAAGCGAGTCTTTATATTCATTTCTGCGTCGATTCACATCACGTCTAATCATATTGATTTCAGCAAGTATAGACTGTTGTTTTGCAGGTGTTCTTTCTGAAGAGTACGCAGAAATAAGCTTTGGCAAACCAGCTTCCAATGCAGCTATTTGATCTGCTACAGGCTTACGCGAGGTAAGTGCTTTGTTATATGGGTCATTAGTTTGTTTTTGTGTATCTAAAGCAATCTTGTTTAACTCAAACTGTTGTTCGGCAGCACGTTTAGCTTGAGCTGCTGCATCTTTTTGCAATTGAAATGCATCACGCTGTTGTTGCTCTGTTCGGTTTTGCCTGTTTGTCTCATTTGCTTCTTTAGCAAATTGTAAGCCCATCTGTGCAGTTTGATCCTGATACTGACGTCGCTCCTGCTTTCCTTTGTCAAGCCCGGTCAAGAATCCTAATAAACCACTAACACCAGATTGATTAACTGTCATAGTAACCTCTTAACCGTAATAACCACTAGGGAAGACAGGGTTGTTCAACCTGTTGACTTGAGCATCAACCAATCCTTGGCGTTGTCTAAAATCACGATCTGCTTGCTGACCAGATAGGTAGCTGCCACCAAGTTGACCAAACATTCCAGCAACTTGATCACGCTGATTTTGCAATGCTGCATCACGCTGCATCTCTGCCTGTGCTTCACCTTGATACTGATTGTAAAGAGTATTGCCAGCATTTTGCGCATTACCAAACGCTGTGTTTGCCTGACCTTGATATGTATTCATGCCTTGCCCAGCCATACCCAATGCCTGTTGTCTACGTTGATCAGCACCCATTGCATACTGAACTGCACCCTGTGACATAGCCATAGCAATAGGATTGTTGTAGAAATTGTCAGTCATCATGTTATTAGTCATGCCACCACCCATATTTAACGCATTACCTTGAGCGTTATATCTACCTTGGGCTTGAGCAGCATTACCAGTGATAGCACCCATCTGACTGCCAGCTTGTCGCAACATTGCATTTGTAGCATCTGGGTTATTTAAACGCTCCATCTCATTTTGCAAACCACGTGAGTATTGATTAGAAAATGTATTAGCGCGTGATTGATTTTGTTGTCCTAATTGATTCTGCTGGTTTTGAAAATTCTGATTATACATACGCTGTTGAGACAGTTGTGATTGATACGGATTTGATTGTTTTTTAAATAACCCGCCAGCGATCTGACCTAAAAATTGACTACCTAATCCAACTGCTATTTGTGGTGGTATAAACATTCACTTACTCCTACTGTAATACGTACCAAATACCGTTTCCGGATGAATCGACCTGTGCCACTAGTGTGACTGTTTCATATTGTGCAACTGGCCAAGCTTTTGCTGCTGCTCTACCTAGTGTGTCACCGGATTGTATTGCAGCACTAACTTGATTGGAAGTGCTATCTGTTTTAATTATATGTATAAATTGCCCATT